ATGCAGGGAGGGGGTGCGATTTTTGAGACCCCCTCCACCCTATATCGTGTCATGTAAAAGGTGGCTAAAAAGCCATAATTTTTCAGAAACTCACGAAAAACATTTATTTTAATTTTAATCAAACAAATCATTTTTCTGTTCCTAAAAACTTTATTCGTTCTGTTCTTGCCTAAAACACTTAAGAAACTTCTCAGTTTTCGCTATAAACTTTCTTGTAAATGTTTTGGAAATCGTTTTTAATCATTAAATCGATAGCGCGTTCTATTTCTTCCTGATTGATTACATCTGAAAGATTGATCGAAGTATAGGCAAGCCTTGCTAACAGTGAACAAGTATTGTAACCATGAGTTGTATCATACAAATACCATTGATCAAACTGCGTGAAGTAGTCGTATGGATTGTCTCTTGTTGTAATCATGCATTCTCTACCCATCATGGTCACCTCCTTATTCAAGATACTTGAGTATTGTGCTTGACGACAGGCCTGTTGCTTCTGCTATCTCAGCATTAGTGTAGCCTGATGCCTTAAGACTCTTTATACGGGCTACTTTAGATTTGGGTATGCTATTATCTCTGGGCATAGCATATTGTTTAACCTTATCTAAATCTGTATTGTCAAGAATGTCTTTAAGCATATTATTACTTATAGCACCTGCCTGAATGGCTTCCCACTCTTTTGGAGTAATCGACACCTGTACATTCTTCTTATTAGCCCCGAACCTAAGCCTTGCTCCTGATAATGCCTGCTGACGAAGCTTCTTCTCCTCACCCTTTTCTGCATACTCGTCAGGGTTGTCTCGCATCTGAATCTTAACTATTGTAGATGCTGCTATCTGTGCCTGACGTTCTTTAGGAGCATTCATAAGGGCAAGGTCAAGTTTAGATTTAAGAGACTCTACTTCTTCTTTATAAGTTTCAGAAGCTGTAGAGTTCCTTGTTATACCCTTTGTACTCAGGTATTCTTTTCTTGCTGTATTAGCAAGGGCTTTAAGCTTGTTAGCATACTTTGCATATTCCCGCTCAACCTGAGTATCCGCTTTGCTAATCAGACTTGTCGCATCGTCAACGGTCTCCATAAGAGAAACCTTCTGCTGATGATACTTTGTTTCGCCTGCTTTATTAGTATAGGGCTTTGCATCTTTAAGTATCTTTTTACCGGTCTCAGGGTCAGTGTCTTTATCGATCTGATAGACATCTTTCTTATTAATATAGACAGGACTCTTCGCTCTCGAAATAAGAGTGGCAGCACCCTTTCTTCCGTTGTCCCCAGGCTGATACCTCTCTTTAAGTTCTGCTATGCCGTTGTCTATTTCAGACTGACGATAATCCAGCTTGTGCTTATAAGCGTCAATGACAACCATGCTATGCTTGACCGCACGGACAAGCTCTTCAGTCTTTGCTCCCTGTAAGGTCATGTCTGTTATCAGATTAGAAATCTTACCCATCTCAAGGCCAACAGCACCCTTTTTCATGGTTTTCATACCTTCATGGTAAGGATACGCCTCTTTAGGATCAAAGTCTTTAAGTGCAGTAAGGCGGTTAGAAGTCTTTACACGTACCTTGTCATTAACAGGTATAACAAGAACAGTATCACCATCAAAGTCTGCTCCAGAAAGGCGGCCAGCAACGCTTGAATTGATGCCGACTGCATCTTTAGCGTTCTTTCCAAGAATACTGATGGCTTCTTTGTTCTTATTGTTTACCCTAAGTTCAGGTATTTCAAATGTTCCGCCATGAGGATAGCGGATAAGAACAACGTCTTCTCCATCATGGTAGTTCGGCGCATAGATTTCGTTATCTTTAAGGGAAGTCACCGGGATAATAACCTGTGTAGCCTGACGAGGAAGAGCAGCTGCTTTCAGATGAACAGCTGACGCGTCACAATCATCTGAAAACGACTCAAGCAACTTTCTCTTCACAGCAGGATTAGTAAGATCACATATCTCTTGATACTCATCTGCTTTCTCTGCATACGCAAGACCAAGTTGTTTCTTAATCAGCTCTAATCTCTGCTTAGAAAGAAATTGAGAAGAAAGAGTGCGACTGTATTCAGCCCAATCCCCTTCTTCTCGAAGCTTGTTTATAGGCGAAAGCTTTTTCTCACCGTTTTCGTCTATGTATTCTCTTTGACCGCCAGCTTTTATGAGAGCGCCAAAAGGATTCTCTTCATTGATGGTGCCATCCTTGTTTTTCTTAAGCTCTTTCAGAACCTCCATTTTAGGTGTACCTTTATGCTTGTTGGTGTTAAATATAACATCTACACCATCAGGCATATCATCTGAGTAGACGGCCATCCCTTTAAGATAATGAGTTCCATCAACAGCGATACGAACCTGGGCATAAAGAGAATTGCCGAGAGACAGATCATCGGCACCTCTTCTCAGTTCAATTACACCATCTTTGTCTATACCGCCGTCTTCGTTATATCTTATCTGAAGACGTGAGGAATCCAAGCTGGACGGAAACTGAACAGTTTTGATAGTATCGCTATCACCATCGAAATATGAAGTGATAGTCTTTATCTGATCAGGGTTCTTGAGAATGTCACTATACTCGGTTCCTGGAGGACAGAGCACTTTAAGTTTAGTATATCGGCCTTTATTAGTAACCTGTTCAAGGTCGATATTATAAACCTGGTAACCCTCAAGTTCGAGCATGGTTACGGCTGTATTAAAGCGCTCTTTAGACAGCCCGGCTTCGATTTCAACACCTTTACCAATATCAATGACACCTTTTTCAGCCACTTCATTTCTGAGCATCTCAGCAGCGTTTGCAGTAATACTGTTTCTTCTCTGAAATGCTTCGTCTCTCATTGCACGAACAGAAGATTCCCCTCTCGGCGGGTCGAGACGCTTGCCAATTTCGGCATTTGAATATCCTTTATCAGCAAGTTCCCTTATCATTCGGAACTCTTCTTCACGCTTGGCAGCTTTTGATATCTGATTCATAGCTCGATATTCAGTGGTAGTCAATCCCATGGCTTCACGAATATCTTTTTCGTTAAACCCTTTTGCTTTAAGCTCAGATACGGTCTTTCTGAAATATTCTTCGTGCTGATACGGATTCTCACCAGAACCCCAAGGATATCTGCCCGAATGTCTGGGGGTTCCGTAATGCATTAATTCCATTTCATATTACCTCAGCTCTCAGTTTAGTTATGATCTTGTCAAAAGATATAATCTTGTCCATGATTTCCCGAATCTCTTCAGGTTCAGGCTTAAATATCATTTTCTCATTCAACTGGTAAATACGAAGCTCGCTCTTTATACTCTCGGGTTTGACCTTGTACTCTAAGCAGAAGAGTGCTTCATATATCATCAGCTGGTATTTGGATGCTGGAGTATCGCCCGTCTTCAAATCATGAATCCTAAGAAAATCATTTTTAAAGACAATAGAGTCCGCTGTTCCAAAAGCATTCTCTGAGAAATATAAAGGAACTTCAGGACTCATTCGATAACCGATCGCATCATTGACGTACATGTTTATCGTGTTCTTGCTATTTGTCAGTTTTTGTCCGAGCCGTATACAAGTGGCCGCAAACTCGTGAAGCTCGGTGCCACGCTGGGCGGCCATAAGATTTCTGAATCGACTTTCTAACTTTTCTTCATCATAATTGATCCAATGATACTGGCTGGGGCTAAGGAACGAGTGCTTACCTGCCAGATTCGGATGACTGTAAAATTGCATTTGCTCTCCTTTCAAGATTTACTGAATATTTTAGAAACCTCCACTAAAATATCGTTCTTGTTTTCAGGATAAATAAATGCTGAGTACGACATACTTCTAAGTTTAGAAACGTAATAGTCCTGATTCGGTTGATGATTTTCATTAGGACTTTTCTTACATTCCAAAGTCACCCATTTGTCTTTGTACAAAATTGTAAGATCCGGGATTCCTTGAATGTACTCAGAATCATTTTTTAAAACCACACATCCAGGAAACATTCCTTTTATTTCCTTTATGAGATCTTTCTGAAAACGGTTCTCTCTCATTGGGCTTTCCTCCAAAATAAAAAGAGAAAAGCAAAATTCGACATTTTACTTCTCCCCTCTAATAAAGCCCTTGTATTTTTTGCGAACCTAAAATTTGCAAAAAGAAAGAAGACCCGTAGATTTTACGAGTCTTCTAACTTGTTTCTTTATTTTTTTGTTCCACTAATAACGCCAGCAATGATTCCCGTGATAAGATACACGATCGTAAACGGTATAATGTTCCTCTCTGCATATTTGTTAAGTTCAATTACTGTTTTGCCGATCATAATAAAATCTCCTTTCAAGCCGTTTTTATTTGCTTCATTAAGAAAGGTGTAAAAATTACGAATTAAAAATATCCCAAATCATTTGGCGTAATCCTGAGAGCCTTCGCCATCAGCTCGACACTGTAGAATGTCGGGATAGCTTTCCCTCGTATGTACTTAGAAATCTGAAATTTTGAGATTCCTGTTTTGTCCGCCAACTCATATTGAGTCATCCCTCTCAATCGCAGCGCTCTCTCAAGACTTCGTCCGAACTCTCTTGAGTACACTTCTTTAGACAAATCCTCATCTCTGGGAAGATCCCAAATTGTATTGTCGTAATCGTCATATACTAAACCTCTTCCATCTGCGGTCTTGCCCACAACTCTTTCGCCATATTTTTCGACGTACTCGACAACTTTTTCATCGTCGCCAGGACGGTACAATTTGAACATCCTTATTAGATCGTTTAACATAGATTTACTCCTCTCAAAATATCTATCTGCAAAGTTGACTAGTTTTGTGGCCATTTGCCCACTTTTTTCTCGAAGTCTTTTTTATTTTCCTTAAATATTGAACTATAGTTTAATTTTACTCATTTTTTATTTAATAATAGCAATATGGGTGGGCAATTGGCCAATTAGAACGTATAAGACGTGATAAGACGTGATAAGACTTGGTTAAGCGTCAGACGAGTACCACAAAAGTGGGCAAAAGGTGGGCAAAAGGTGGGCACTAGTCAACTTTGCAACCCATTTTTCAAAACTAGTCAACTTTGTAAAAATAAAAGTGGGCTAAAAACTAGTCAACTTTTCACTTTTTCATTCAAAAATGGCAAAAACTAGTCAACTTTCGACCCTCATTTTTCAAAAACTAGGCAACTTTTACATACACTTTTTCGAAACTAGTCAACTTTGCAAAAGAAAAATTGCCCGTAGACCTCCTTTTTCACATAAATTCGCCTCTTCTCATCGGCACATAAATGTTGTGCAGCTTCGTATTTTGCTTGTTTTTATCCCTGAATTTAACTTCCCTACCTAAAATATCAATGTCAAAAAACGACTCTGCCATGAGTCTTGCAACGTAATATTGCTTACCGTCAATATAAACTCTGGAGCCTCGGTCATCCGTAGTACGTCTTACCGGTATCTTTCTATGCCTATAAGTTTTACGTACGTTGCCATAAGAGCTTATCTCGTGATCCGGATGCCCCTTAATTTCTGTCCATCTTTCTTCCATGAAAATGTCCTTTCTGAAAAAGTAAAAGGGCCAGCAACGACTGCTAACCCTTTTTGGATTTACCTTATACTGTGAATTGTCTCATGTGCAATTTGTGAGACTGATTTTATCATTGCGTCACTTATTGTATATGGTCGATATAATGGTTTAAAACTTTGCTTCAGTATTGCATCATATGGGTCCGGTTCGAAAGAAAACATTCTTGAAATACGATGCTCCAATATACGAAACGCCACATACTTATTATAAGCTTCTTGATGATTTGGATTATGAGAACGTTCTTCTGCTCTGTTCCTTGAAAATCCATCGGCCATGAGAAGCTTCTTCAAACGCTTTCGTGTCATACCTGACTACCTCTTAACCAGTATAACTCTTGTTGTGTCAGTCAGATATGTAACGCCGTCTATAGTAAGCTGAATCTGATCTCCGTCTTCATAATCAAGCCAAGAAGAGACTTTACCCTCGACGCAGCTTCCATCCGGCATATCTATGTAAGCATAGTTAAAGGTGTATGTTATGTCAACCAATGATCTGTTGCAGCCTGTAGTGATGAGAGCCACAAATATTAAAGTGAGCACGAGAACAACAGTGAGGATGATTCTTTTTACAAGATTTTTGTTAGACATTATTTCTTCTCCTTAAATTTAATCGGCTTGTGTGAAAACTCATTGACCGGTTGATTAAGGCACGTAGAGCACGGTTCGTCGGCCTCTGGACAATTATTGTATTCACATTTGTCACAGTAAATACGGAAATAGACTTCTTTATCGGTATTTGCACAGTACTCAAACATTGGGCATCTCCCTCTCTTCTTCGATAATGTGTTTAAGAACATCTACAAGAGTGGTATAATCGTTAATGATAAGTGTCTCAGGAAAAAGCTGCCCGCTTTTCGTATAATAGAAGATGAATGAACCGTTACTTATGTCTCTTTTTATAGCCCATTGTTTTTTCAAACGTTCAAGAAGACTATCAACTTCTTTCATTTCATCGGGCGGAAGACACAGTGGATTAGCATTCGGTTTTGAGATAAGCAAAGCCATATTTACCTCTTTTCTAAATTTACAAAAACTGACTTTATTTATTTTAATTTTTATGGTAGTGTGAAATTAATTGAAAGGAGAACTACTTCATTATAGAAGGGAGGGATAAACTATGGACAGTATTTTAGTAAGTAAGATTATATCGCGCATAGTCGACCATTCTTTTGATACTAACATAAATGATGGCATCCTCACTATCAAATTTATGTTAAAGATAAGACTGGTATAATTTCCCATGAAAAGACAGTAGATGATTTAGGGAGGTTCATTTGCTGTCTTTTTCCCTTCTATAACGAAATAGTCCTCCTATTACAATAAATTTATTTTCTGATTGCTATATTAATTTTCATTTCTCCGTCTTTTAACTCAACCTCAGCTTTTTGTATAGCGGCGTCGATCGTCTGTGAGATAAGCATTTTACTCGACCATATCGTGGTACATGCGACCGTAGTGAGGCCAAATATAATAACATTAAATGGATCAAAGATTGAATTAAGTATGATTTCGATGTTTCTCATATAATTTACCCCCAAATCTCAATTTCAGTCATATCAACAGTATGCGTCCAGCCATTGCTGTCAATAATGTCGACTTTGTTATAGTCAGGCCCAGTACCTACTGCACAAACTCCTACGAAGTGCTTAGTCCCGTCCTTACGAGTCCATAAAGCCATCATTAAAATACTCCCTTTCTCCACGGCGCGAGTTTTCCAAAAATCTTGTAATAGAGATAATCAACAAAGCTCCAGCCAAACGCACGTCTGCAGAACGTATAAAGGTCGACTGTACTGGTGCCACTGATCTCAACACTTGTGGTTCCATTAGATAAATGCAAATCTATCGGGTATATCGGCTCTGCGTCAGTCTCGGTCTCACAAATATCAACGCTCTTTATCACATCGGCATAATTTTGTGATAACTTTCCATCGCCTGACACGAAATAGAATCCAGTTAGTTCTACGTTTCTGGTAGGCATGCTTTCTCCTTTTCAGCTTCCAAGCATCTTTTGTGCAAACCGTCCTTCATTAAATCGCTTCTTGTCTCTTAAGGCACGTCCTATCATTATGTCGATAGTCGCGAATGATTTGAGATGGTAATAATACAGGTCCTTATAAGGCGTATTTAGTCTATCTATCCTCCCCATAGCCTGTATCAAAACCTTGTATGAATAATTCTGAGAATAGAACACAATGTTATTTGTCGTGATACAATTCCAGCCCTCAGCTCCGGCCGTATACTGGACAAGGTAAACCCAATAGTCGCCGGTAGGTATCTCTTGATGCTTATGTCCATTCCACTCAGCAACTATGACACCGTCTCCGTAATCCGCATCTTTCAATATCTCAAGTTCGTAGTCGAAGTTATAAAAGACGATGATTTTCTTTCGTTCTTTGAAAATATCAAGAACTTTCTCTATCCTACTTTTATCACTGTTGACCACTTTTCTGAGTGTGTAGCAGAATTCAGCGGCATTCTGGATAGGCTCACATGTATAAGGATTGAAGCGTGTTTTTACGATCTCCTTATACTTAGCGGCGTCGTATTCACATTTGATATCGAAGCTATGAGATTCCGTAGGACGCTCAAACTCCATATCGACAAGTATCGAGTCTCTCAGGCGGACAAGACGTCTTGTGTTGATGTACCTATCAACCGAGGGAAATTTAGAATATGGTTTCCAAATGACGTGCTCTCGGATGAACTCAGTCTTATTTTTATAGAAGCCGTTGGCAATGAAGACCGGAATATAATCCATCCATGTGTCGCCGGGTGTGGCACTCAGGAGAATCCATTGATTGACTTTCGTAATCTTGAGAAATGACTTTGTCCATTCGCCATACCCAACTACTCGCTGCTCGTCAAATATAAAGAAAGCATCCCGGACGTCTATGTATTTCTTGATGTTATTCCAAGAGTCAATAACGACCTTATTGCAATAAAGGTTCGTCTCTTTATCCGTAGATAACAAAAATGGAATGAGTTCATTTTCCCATTCCAAAGTATCCCGTTTCCGAGCAGTTGTTATAATGTAGAGGTCTTTCGGCGGATCTCCCATCGGGTAATATTCACCACCCATGAGACTTCTTGGAGCGCCGCCATTCTCAAGATAATAATATGCGAGAGAGGTACGAGATTTCCCGCTCCCGACCCCTCCGCATAAAATGCAACCATTATGCATTCTCCCAAGTGCTTCCTCCTGGTGAGAATATAATGTGATGCTCATTCCTTTATTGGGCCAAGCCAACCAAAATATGCTATCACAGCCAAGATATACCACCACATGAGATGGTAGTTATTGAAATACCATGCAAGGAAAGTAATAGCCGCTATAAAAGCAACCGGAAATATCAGCGCCATAAATATGAGTAACATTATTTTCCAATCCATTTTTCTCACCTTTCATTCAATGGTATGACGAGTTGCATCGACTTTTTCGATTGACCTGACTGAAGCTGTAAATATCATGGTCGAGAGGTTCCCCTGTGTTATAACCCAGATATCGGGGCGCATCTTATGAACTTTAGAATTCTCGAAGAGCTTTGAGCTTCCGTCCGTATAAGTTACAAGATGGTTAGCCGGCATTTTCTGTCTCCTCAACTTTTGCAATGAGCCGTTCGAGATAAAATTTAGCCTTCATCAGATCCTCATGCATCTTGCCTTTAAGTGGGGCACGCCAGATGTATTTCACAACCTGCCATGCAAGAGAGGCAAACACACAAGGTCCTTCTTTGGAACCGCCAAAGACGTTATACCCCTTAGCCATCGACTCAAGGGCGTCTATGCACTCGACTTTCCCAAAGGTGTAATGGCTCGGATGGTTGACCATGTCAGGTTTAAGATCATCTATGGTTCTCTCAGAGAAATTCTCTTTGCTTTCGTCCCAATTTTCAACAAAATCTATAACGCTGTATAAAGTGGGCGAACGGAATAGGCGCGCTCCACTATCGAATGAAAACGCGTAATAACCATTGGTCACATCCCAAGTCAGGGTAAACTTTTCAGGCTCTCTCAGCTTGCCAACGAAATATTTGAGTTTCTCAATATTCTCCGGTTTCTCTTTGGGGTTAAATGTCATTCTCATCGTATTTTCTCCTTTACTCTATATTAAAACGGAGGATCGTCTTCCGTGGGGTAATCAGCTTCATCATACTCACTGTACTTAGCTGCCAGCTCGTCCTCCTCGATCGTCACGTACATAGACTTCAGATAAGCCTTTATGCCAGACTTGTCTCCAACCTCCCAACGGCTCGGAGATATAACAAGGTCGACATTCACGATCTCAGCGTAGTCAAGAACATTGACACTATCCTCATCAAGCTCAGTCTTTTTCTTTCCGGCTATGAGGAATATCTTAGGCGGCTTGTTGTCGAATCTGACAGCGACAGACATTGTGCAGAACGGCTCGTCATCGCCTTCTCTCGGGTCGTGTATCTTTGCATTCCAGCCATCGTTCTGAAGCTTACGCGCAGTATCTTCGTCGAGTATTACTGCGAAATTTCTGCGGCCGGCAGGATTGAATTTGGTTTCTTTACCTGAAAAGTTTCTGAACGTGATTCTGCAATTCTCAATTACAAGGTTAGGGATTCTTTCAGACATTTTTATTCTCCTTTATCAAACAATATGAATATAAAAGTGGACGTTATTGGTTGTCGGTCTCGGCCGGTTCACAAAATTAAATGCTCCGTTAATACAGAGCACAACAGCAGCTACTTTGACGACCATTGGAATAATATCGTCGATGTTTTCCGCAATTTTGGTCTTTACGGAATCAATAGTCCCCTCCACGATGGTGTCGCCAACTTTTTTCTTCATCTTTTCATTCAGAGTGCTTTCAGCTGCCATTTTCTATTCTCCTTTTTAAATTGTTTTAATGAATTCAGGGTTTAGAAGATAAACCTCTTTATTGAACATGGTCACTTCGACCGGAAAAAGCCAACAGTTTTTACTCTTCCACAAAGTCGTGAAACAACTTTTTACTGATCTATACCCCCTCTTTTTCCAGTCAACCTTAGCTATCGGGATTTCAGAATTAATAAATTCCGAAATTAATACATGTGACTTCACATTTAGCGGAGGTTTGAATTCCTTCATTTCTTCTTACCCTTTCGAGATATAATGTGATTGTGGACAGCGATAATTGCCCGAACACCTTTGACACCCTCTTCTACGCTGCATCCATGCATCTTACAGTAATAGTTGAGAGCTGCTTTATTAAACCGCCAGTTCGATATCTTAAGAAAATCACACACTGACAGGCGTCCACCGGGTTTGATCTCAAGAATATCCATCAGGTCTTCTACTTCCAGAGGTTTGGCGCAATAATCCATATTTTGTTTTCTCCTTTTGAATAAAAAATTAGGAGACCTGTAAATAGACCGCCTAGTGTTTATTGTTCAGTGCTTCGTCTGAGATAGTCGTCCATCTCTGCGCCGCATTTGAAACCCAGCAATTTTGCTACAGTTTCATGAGCCTCGTAAATATGTCGAGCCATATTAACCATGTCTTTTCCATAATCACTCCAACTCATAGTTCCTTTATTTATGCTGACTTTTCTAATCGGCAGTTTAGATGTATTACTCATTTAAAAGTCACTCCCTTCATTAAGAAAGAAGTAATTTTTGCGAATAGAAAAGAGAGGCCATATTTCAGACCTCTCTTGAAAATATAAATATAGTTTGATTTTAATTGGTTCCGAGCGCTTCAGCAAAAAAATCTTTTATGTACTCCTTGCAGCCTTCTTTGAATAACACAAAATCCTCATCTGAAATATCTTTCCCTTTAAGAGCTTCACTCAGATCATTTTTTGTGAGTTGGTCAACTGAAGCGCATGTAAGTGCGTAAAGATTGTCATAACCAAAAAGTGCTACTCCCATGGCGATAGACGACTTTGTCGCGTCATCAAGTCCATTAGGATACTCCTCTGCCATTGACTGTTTCATGTAGTCGTAACCGAGCTTCTTGTAGTCTGTGCCACAACCTGCGAGAGAAAAGCAAAGGACAATAACCAGTGTGAGTGCTATAAGACGTTTTTTCATGATATAGTCTCCTATCATATGTGTGTATTTAATTCTATCAGATTTTCCAGAAATATCAAGACTGATCGTCTTTGATAGTCATAACAGTTGCTGAGAGTCCGCCGAAAAGAAGTGAAAGGCTCAAAAGAACACCACCTGCAATATGTCTCTTGCGTTGTGTATCGAGCATCGCGTCAAGTACAGCTATCATCTCATCAATTGTAAGCATCTCATACTCCTTTTCCAGTAGTGAGAATTGTTACCCCTCCTGTGAAGCAAATTGCGGCCAGCGCGGACAGTGTGTAGTAGATGATCTTTTTCATTCGAAATCATCCTCCTCTTTGATTCTTATAATATACTGTATGCTGTCCAAAGGTGCGATCGCCAAAATGGTTCCGTGATTGTCGACGAAACGGCAGACATTACCGTCGATTTTTGCATTGGTGCATTTTCCTTCGAAAGTTAAGGACGAGCCGTCTTTGAAATATGGTTTATAATAGTTGGCCATTTTTATTTTTCCTCCTGTTCTATTTGTTCTTCTCTTTTTTAAAATAGGGGCACTTCCGCCAATTGTCCTTAGGCGCATATCGGCATAATTCGGCGAGGCATTCTGTATTCAAGAAATGAGGATGGTCACATGCTGGTAAATCCGGGCAAAGTATTTTTCCAACTCCAAGAAAAGCAGCCATTCCGGGACCAATTTCTTCAACCTCTGTTTTATCAAGACATAGATGGCGAATATCTTTCGGCACATCTTCTATTGTTTCATATAGATTGTAGTTGATTGGTCTGACTCCAGTATTTCTGACATAGTAATACTCTTTTCCATTTTCAGAAAATTTGATATGCTTAACAGAAACGCTCATCTTAATTCTTTCCCTCCAGAACAACTTTATGGACTGTTGGAATTAATCGATATGTCTGCTTGAAAATATCAGGTTTACACGGATAAAATTCGCCCTTAATACCTCGAATAATCCAGTCGCCAACAGCAGCGTGATGATCTCCTTCAAGAGTGTGGATGACAAGATCTGGCTCCTTATAACTTCCAAGAATATCTAAATTATCTCTTCCAACAAAATCGACTATTTCTTCAAAGTTATAACCTGTCCAGTGCACTGCTTGAATTCTAATTGGTTTCTTCTCAAAAGTGTAAACGCTCATTTTCTGCTTTCTCCTTCCAAAAATAGAAGAGAGAGTCGTCAAGCTCTCTCTCCATTTTCTATAAGCTCTATTCCTGTTTTTAGATTTTCAATAATTTCTTCCATTTCGTCAACTGTGAATTTCATGCTGATAGACGTTTGATTAATTGTATTCTGAACGTTTGTATGTGTTATCCAGAGAAATAACGGCAGTTTACTGTGATGTCTTTGGCGAAGTCGTAATCTGTGATATTTTTCATAGTTGCGCCGTTAACACCACATTTTGCGATCGTTACTGCGGTACGCTTAATTGTCTCTACAACGGAAATAAAATCGTTTTTGTAAGTGCAAACTTTGTGATGTATACAACGATCACAAAGTGTTTTGTTTACAATATCAGCCATTTTTAGCCCTCCAAAATAACCCGATAATCAATACGGCCCTTATCGCCAGTACATTCAGCAAAAGCGGTACTGATGGCGAACCAGACTTTCTTGTTTAGCAGTGATCTGATTGAATCGGGTATTTTTGCATAGCTTCCGCAATAATAGATTGTCGCTAAACGACCTATATTGTTAGCCAGCACATAAAGACAGCCAAATTCGCCTTGCTTTTTTATGTGTTCAAGCCACGCTTTCAAAAATTTTTCCAGTGTATAGTCTTCTTCCAATATTGTGATTTTGTATGGAATTTCAGCGCTCCAGTCATCGCCGACAGAGACCCTTTCAAATATCATTGTCTTTCTCCTTTAGTACCTCTTGTTTAACAAGTGTACATAACTTATACCAACAATTGTAATGCACATCTAAAGATTCCCATGAGAACTCTGGAAAGAAGCCTGGCGTAAGTCTCTTTATTTTATATTTACTCAAATCTCTGATATCGATAATCTCTTTACCACAAATATCACAACAGATTTTATTCATTACTCTTCCACCTCAATTAAGTCGCACTCATAAGAGTATCCTGATCTGCGTACGTGCCAGCTTCTTTCAAAATCTGAGTTTTTCCTGTGATCAGTTCTGAATATGGCAGATTCTCAATCCAGTCGCAGAGTGTATGCCATTCATCCAGCTTATGGTTTCGACGAGACTTATAAATGTTAGCCAGAACCTCGTAGTTCAGCATAACGGTTCGACGCTGATTATAAGAACTTGGAAGGAGCTGGATCATCTGCCACCAATATTTTTTATCTTTGGTCTGTAAATATAAATCTCGATAATGGTTAAGAACGTCACAAGTAATTTGGCAGAAGTCCCATGCCGAACACATAAAATCTTTGCCGTCCGCATTAACCCAAAGTCCATTAGTTTCTCCTGTCAGATGTTCATGACTGAAATCATCCAGCGTGAACTTCTTTGCCGCGATCTTGTGCATGGTCGAGCAGGAGTTGGCAACTGTGCTGACCTTGTATGTATCGAACTCCTTCCACCAATACAAAGGAGCCGTAATATCAAGGTATACGGCAATCATCCGCATGAATTTACGGTGGTCCGTACCGGCGTTGCAGAGACGGGTCATAAGGTCAAGGTCGTCGGGACCTATATGCATGGAACAATTACCTTCACAACGTGGTTCATCCCGGCAAAAGCAACTATCACTCTTCTCCCAAGAGTTCTTCGGGTTTCGCATACCTCTGATGGCTGCTTCCCAGCCCATAACTTCGACGTTTTCTATTTTAATCATCAGTGTTCTCCTTTTCTCAATTTACGAGCCATAGCCATTTTTTCTTCAAACTTCGGCATATGAGGACAAGGGTAATCGATGCTACAAAATAGGCAAGTAGCTCCTCCCGTAAGTGTGAAGCATCGGTTGCATAAAACTCGACAGCTTTCCTTGAGTGAATCATTTTCATCTTCGAGTTTTGAAAGACTCTCCTGGTATTTAACCTGAGTATCTTCTAATTGCCCTTTTAGTCTTATATTATCTTCAGTAGCGTCTGACGAAAGTGCTTTTCTGAACTCTTCAAGATTCATTTTTTTCTCCTTAATACGCTCTACGTAAGAGCTTATAACCTAATGCTTCAAGAATTTTGCGTGCCCCATTCACATTGTCATCTATGATAATCATATCCACAATGCATTTACCATTTTCGTAGACTTTGATTCGTTTAATACCCGGCATCGAATTAAGGACTTCAAAATTTTTGATCATACTGATTTCTTCGACTTTGATTTGTTTATTACCAGACCACAAGTCAAAGATATCAAAATTTTTCTTCATGCTGCTTTCTCCTTTAGCATAAATAGAAAGAACCCGGACTCTATCAAGATGATAAAATCCAGGTTCTTGTTTATTGAGATGTATAAAATTGCCTTAGCTTGCTTCACTTGCCTTCGTGTCATCGAGCACTCTAACAGCCTTGATCTCGTTAGCTGTAAATTCCACGGGGTTCTTATACTTATAGCCGTCTGATCTTCGGACTGGATAGTTCAGCACAAGTGCCTCAACTTCATCTGGAACATTATCTTCGGCGAAAATATAATCTTCGGCATAGCCTGTGTAAGCTTCATCCTCTATAGTTTCTAAGACCACGTTCTTTCCTTCATAAAAGCGTAGCTCTTCCATTTTTATTTCTCCTTTCTCGGATATACATGAGTTCCTGTTCTGGAATAAACGATCATGCCTTTATTTGTTCTGGTTTCTGTTCCATCTGTGTCAACGTGTGTGCCAATAACCTCGGAGTCATTAAATTTTTCTTTTCCAGTCCATTTGTTGTTGGTATCGACGACAGCTTCACCTTTTCCAGAATGCTTATCAACCAACTCTTGAGCATAAGCTAAGTCACCATCGAGATAACTTCTACCTGGAGTATGATAAGTCTTGGTGTGTCGGAGTTGCTTCTCGCCGTTAATGGCCTTATTAACCTCTCCTGACGCAATAGCATCCTTTACAATTGTATCAGATTCTCCGGATTTATCAAGAGGATAAGGCGGGCCATTTTTTACGCCCCATTTTTGACCTTTGATTCCGTGGTGCTGGAGCGTATCGTCTTCATTAAGTTTGCCCTTTATTTTTCCGAGATATGACTCTACAAATCTCCTCGTCTTTTTGCTGAGCATCATATAGTTTTTATGAGAATCATACCAGTCAAATATCTCAAACAGATTTCCTTTAGTCCAGCTAAATGACCACCAGTCGCAAATCATCTCTATGATATAGCTGTTGGGAATATCAAGAGCTTGTATGCCTATGTCTGAATCGTCATTTATAAGTATCCAATGCTGCCAGTGATGAGGATTAGTATGTATGTGATGCAACCATGCCAGTTTGAAATTTCTAACAACCGCATAAGAGCGATTTCCACCGTAGAAATATCTATCATAGGCACCGTATTCTTCCTTATCATATTTGGACCTATCGTGATCCATGATATGCGCTCTTGTTTCGCCGTAATTCTCTATGATTTCAGGAAGATTACTGTTGATCCATAAAAACGCTCGCCTCACGTTTGTGATATGCTCAGATAAGTATTTATCGTATTCGTAGCTCATTTATCTTTGGTCTCCTCTTTTTCAGCTTCAGAAACGATTTTCACTGAGTATCCAAGCTTTTTCTCTATTTCTGACAGTGTCATTTCTTTCGGCGGCGCTTTTTTGATAAGTTTCCAGCTTGCGAATGCTCGAATATTCGGTCCTTTTGAATCTGGATCAATATCATTTGACGGGACTGCAAGTGCATCGAACTCAAATCCACCAATACTTAAAGTGCAACGCGGACGAACAAAATCGAACTGACAGAACTGTCTATCGATGTCAAGCGAATCAGCATCAAATGGAAGTTTAATTTTAGGTATAACAGCGTGATATAAGTCACCGTTGTAGTCCTCAATATCGTACTCAAGCTTCCCATAAATTTTGTTGTCCTCGGTGTACGCCGAGAAAGTATTGTTAAATATCTTGCCGCAAGTCCTCATTTGTTTTCTCCTTTATCGGTTTTGTGGTTAAAATAGCGATACCTACGCTGGTGATTGTTATACCGATTCCTGTAGTAAGTGCGCCCACAACATTTTGGCGATATGCGTTTTGAAATATTTCGTCAATACACGTCATTGCTTTTGTAACCATCTTATCGTTGCCTTTCTTCATGGACGTACACCTGCCAAAATCTGAACGCCTATAACTGTTAACACAGCCCCTGTTGCGATTAAAAAATATGGTATAATTTTTCTCATATTGCTTTCTCCTTCCAAAATATAAAAGCCGCTATTTATGTACCGAAGGGCGGCTAATCCTCCGTCCGAAGTATATATTTAAGAGATACCCTCGGCTTAGACCTCTTGTGGTACTGGCGAGGAGACTCGAACTCCCATGCAACTAAGCGGCAGATTTTAAGTCTGATGTGTCTACCTGTTCCACCACGCCAGCATAAAGAAATAGGAGACCTTGTTAGATCTCCTATTCGTGCTTTACTTCATGAACAATGTCTTTAAGAATTGACGCTTTCCAACTTGTTTCAGAAGAATATACAGCATTTCATTAATGTTAGATTGAATTTCGCATGGCTTTAAGTTAAGCATCTTAGACATATATCCGATGCTTCTGCCTTCTAAGGCATACAAAATTATTTTTCCGCACATTTCTGAAACTTGTATTTTTTCTTCGTTGCTAAGTAAGAATGTCCTTTTAAAATCTGACATTTCGTTCATCCCCTTTCATTAAGAAAGGAGTATTTTTTGCGAAAAGAGAAGAGTCATCGTTAAGACAACTCTTCTCTGTGAAAGATTACAGCAGCTTTATTCCTGATTTTGTAATAAGGTCTTTGAATATAGCATAGCTCTCAATGCTGTTTTTCTTAATGGCGTTCTTATAATCTCCAGCTAATCCAGGTCTACTGTCAACTACATATATTTCCTCAATGTTGGGCATTCTTGCCTTAAGCATTGACGCTTCATATATGAGTGTTCTAATAGACACCGAATCGTCTGGGATTCCGATATACCATATAGGCTTATAAGCATCTTTAGCTCCGCCAAATCCATATATCCACATTACATTATTCATCATATCTATCCCTCCATGTAATTTTCTTTCATAAAGGGATATGCAATTTATGCGAGCTCATCCTCTTCGTCTGTAATAACCCTGAGTATCCCGGCATTCTTGATAAGGCGTCTGCAAATATCACAAGGTTTTACGTCTTCAGGAGGCATCTTCTGACCATCCTCAAAGCCGACCAAATATAAAGTCGCCCCAATCATCTCACTTCGAGCCGCTGAGATAATTGCGTTCTGCTCAGCATGGACACTCACACATGCCTCATACTTCTCGCCGTGAGGAATATTATTAAGTGCCCGCCAGCATTCACCACGCTCGCAGCAATTTGTCTCTCCACGTGGAGCTCCATTGTATCCAGTAGATATGATCTCGTCGTTCTTGACGATAACAGCACCATACTGTCTTCTCAAGCATGTACTGCGTTTTGCTACAGCTTCAGCTATACCAAGATAGTAGGCCGTTTTTGTTATTCGCTCCAAGGAACCGCCTCCTTCAAAATATTCTAAGAACTCCACCCATGTAAGGTTTTACGCCTATGCTGCCATATTCAGAGCACGTCTCGTCCGTAAGATTTGCCACGTAGACCAGAGGCATGCCTTCTTTAAGGTCTACTCTGTCGCGAGGCCATTCATCCTCATACTTACTAACGTAAAGAAATGACAGCATCTCACCCAAATCGGTGTAATTCTGTATCACATGATACACAAGTCCGCCTGACTCTTCCTCAAACTGTCTTACTCTTGCTTTCTGTCCATTGTGGAGAAAATATAAAGCGCCGAAAAAGGATGCGTTTACTACGTCTTCCTGCTCAAGATCCCTAAGTGCATTCTCATGGAGGTCAAGAATCTTCATGCGTACAAGAGCTTCTTTCTTCATCTTTTCTCTGGTAACTGCCATGTTTTTTCTCCTTTCAAACTACTAATCTCAAATCCTGCTTCCGTAACGAATATCATAGGGTACGAGATTTTCCTGACCGAGAACCTGGGCAAGACCTCTATCTAAGGTAGCTTTAGTATAGACAAGTTCAACATCGTCCTTAGCGTCGTTGATGACAAGTTCCATGATGTCGTTCTCAAGCTCCATCATTTTCTTGCCAAACGCTATAGCCTTCTCCGGATCAGCATTAAATATCTCGCCAACAGCCATGATTGCAGCATCAAGATCGATCTGTGCTCGCAGCTCAGCATATTTATTAGCGAGTTTATTCTGCTTATCCATCAGTACCTTAGAATATCTATTTTTAGCCGTTTAGGACACCTCCTTTCTCACCTCAGGAATGTAAGGGTCTTCGGATATAAACCATTCCACATCGCCGTATTTTTTGATAGACTCAATCGCTGCGTCCGTCAAGGATGTGTAATAGCTCTCATCCACACAATCCTCTTTCCCAAGATTTTTTATCATCTCAGTCTCAAGCCATCTGTACCCTTTGGCTCCCGTTGCTGAGCTGTATTTTATGTTGTTGTTTTTGTCGAGACCTTCCCGGACAAGCTCACCGCCATTGCAGCCTTTCTTTACAGGACAGAACTGACCAACCTTACCGATGAAGTGGTAATTATGTTCCTCATCTCCAAGGTTTTCATTCATATCCAAATATAAAGCCGAAGTTACTGCAAAAGTCTGACACATGTCGTTGAATGTGATAGGTTCGCGGCTGAAAAGCTTCTTGAACACATAAGGCTGCTGGAACTGTGCGCCAGTAGCTGTCCACTGTTTAGAATGCTTTCTATTCTCGTCCGGGACGTACCCATAGATATTTTTGCAGTCCTCGGCATCCTTGTACCGAGCAATATAAACAGCGTCGTTTACAAGACACATTTTTTCGTACGTAGCCTCGTGTTCAAACGTATAACCGTAGCGCTTGCCAAAGTCCATAACGAACTGTATGATCTCGGGTGTCGCGTCAGGAATCTTAATTGAGTCAGTCTTGATATGAGCGACCTTATAACCACGTTTCCAAACCTCGTGTCTGAGCGTTATCATAAACAATGCTCCGCGCTTAGCGACGATGTTATCGACGTTTCTGAGGTCTCTGAACGGATTCTCAAATCCAGCAGCAGTCAATCCATAAACGGCATTGATAGCAGTCTTAAGGCCATTCGCGAGCTGCTTGGAAGTGATTTCTCCGGCTTGAACTTTCTCAATATACTTGTGAAGTTTTCCTTCAAACAGTTTATCGACTTCAGCCCAGTCCTCATGCTTAATATCGACTCGTCCCTCGACAATGTCTCTGAATCGACGTGTGAACCGAGGACCGAACAGACATTCAGCTATAACACTGTGGGGATGCTGAGAGGCAATATCAAGCAATGCGACATTTCCCCATATACCTGGAACAGCATAGACGCATCCGCCCTCTCCGACCTCTCTTCTTTTTGGGTCAATGTTAAGCGGATTAATATCCATGTATGTTGACTTGCCGTTCTCGAATTTGTATCCCTCAAACCAAGGAAGCTTACTGCCTCCGAGGAACGGTTTAGCCATCATTTCAGGACAGGCTTCTTTAAGAAAGCTCTCTACCTCCGGATCAAGTTCTTTTACCGGTTTACCAAGGTCGCGATAACAGAACTCGTTTTGAGGTTTCCTGTTTGATCCAAATATAATTTTCTGAGTAAGGGTATTTGTTGTGTCATTGACCGTCATATCGGCAATGTCCGCCAGAATCTGCCTCGCGATCCAGTCGCCTTGCAGATAGTCAAATGCTGCTTCAGTCGCGTCAACGTCATTTCCGCAATATTCAGCAACAAGCGGCCACTTATCTTCCGGCACAGGCTCGTCCCATCTAAGTGGAAGCTCCTGATGGTGTATGCCCATCTCAATTTCCAGCTTCTTCAGGGACTTCTTATTGCCGGCTGACGCGAAGTCATAAATATCAGTGTAAGAGATGTTATATGCTTCGCTGAAGAAGGCGTTTACGCTGTTGTTGATAATACGCTGAGACAACTGATAGAGCTGCTTGTTGGTATATCCCATGAGACGTCCGTACAGTATGTGATTGTCGTATCGGCGGCAGTTGAATCCCACAAGATTGAATTTAACAAGATTCTCTATCTCTGACGCGGACGGATTTATAAGAGAAACTTTCGGCTTCCCTTTGGGTTTATAGACCACGACAAACAAATTTGAGAAGACCTCGACGTCGTAAAACACCAAAGTCTTCTCATCAACTTCAGTATTCTCTGAAGGTTCTTCCGATTTGAACTTCATTTTGTTGACCATCTTGATACAATAGTCTGAATGGTGTGTGCTCTGTGCTGCGAACGCCAGTATTGCCTGTCGCATATCCGTGACGTCGTATTTCATTCCACTATTGTACGCATCCTCAAGGACTTTATGAATGAAGTCAATGCTAGGTTTTGTTCCGGGATGATACTCTTTATTGAGGTTCCGCTTTATAACCGTACGGAGACCTCGTACATTTTTCAAGCCTTCAAAATTAACCATATTTTCCTCTTTCTTTAACGGCAGTCCTGAATTAATGGTTGCTATCGGTAAATTATTGCATTTGGTAAGTTTTCTTCGCAGTGAGCTATTGCCAGTAAATACTTTCACCTCAATCTCGTCGTCATAGATACGACTTAACTTTGATGGATCTCCGCTGTAATTGTAGTGAAGATGTATCCCCTGACCGCCCTTGCTCAGTTCAGCATACGTAGGAGGCCATCTGCTGGCAGCCTTTGCATTGAGCTCGAACGATTTTTTACCGTCCTCATCTTTCATGTCAAAGTCAATCACAATGTGACTCTCTGGAACCTTGACATAATGAAGCTTAGATGTGTCGATATCGCTCAATAAAGTTTTAACCTCACTCCATTTTTTTAGCGGTGTTTCATTTGCGTTAGCATATTGCGCAGGCGCGTTCTCGAACTCCTTGTCAAATATCGAAGTAGTTGAGTCAAGAACTAATCCCGGTTCCTTTTTCTGAGGCTTTACTGTGGGCTCATACTCAAACTTCTCAAATATAAATCCACAGTAATAGTTGCGAACTCTGACTCCGTCCTCAATGAGCGCTCGCTCTTTAAATTCCTTAAAATAGTTTTTAAGTTCTTCCCTAAAGAGTCGCTGCGAGAACGGATATGGAACTTTCGCTTCCTCGCAATATGCCGTATACATTGTCCAAGCTTGTTTAAGCGTCACTCCATCTTCCCGTCTGAAGACCTCGTAAGAATCCTCGACGAAGTTATAGAAGTCGTTTGAAGCTCCAAGCATTGTCACCGGAACATAGGTGTCATATGCTCCCGGATCTTCGTTATAAACATCCAGACAATGCGCTGCGATCCCACCAAGCTCGAATTTGATTTTAGTAGTAAGTTCTTTGTATTTGTCTGCCGGCAACTTATTTCCAGTCGGTGACACGTCAATCAGTCGTCTTAACAAACCTGATTTCGCATCTGTGATTTTTACAGGTCTATTTGTGCCCATAAAGAGAAAGCTGTTGAATCGGTTCGTGTAAGTCGACTTGAATTTTTCATTGACGGTCATCTGCTCATGGGAAACAAGACTATTAAGACGAGTGTTATCCTCAATTCGAGATAGATCACCATCGTGCTCGATTGCCACAAGCGGATTCGACCGAAACGCTTCCAACGCAAACGCATTGTTGGCCTGGCCAAGTGCTTTCGACTCAAATACAGAATAGTACCCGTCAAAGAGATCCTGTATAATATTGAGAACAGTCGATTTACCTGTTCCCGCTGCACCATACATGACAATGAATTTCTGTATATATTTCGATTCTCCGGAAACCACAGCGCCAATTGCCCATTCAATTTTTGCTCGTTCACTCGGAGAATATAAAGTCTCCATTAACTCGTTGTATGCCGGTGTCTCACTTCTCTCAAACGGATACTTTAACTTTTTACTGGCATAGTCTGTTTTCGTCGTCTCGACATTTGAAAATATCAATTTCTCGTCAAGCGGATGATACTTGTCCCTGAGTTGTTTCTGGACAAACTTATGCCAACGATCAATTGAACCGGAGTCACTATCCCACATATAAAGCACGTTAACCCGAGTGTCCGGATGTTTCGCCTTATACTCATCGGCTTTTATACGGATGTCTCTGTCGATCAACCGAAGAGCTGCTTCTTCATCTGTGCACCAGAGTTTTGTATCTTCATTCCATATAGCATAGAAATCCCCGCCGCGTATCATGAGATCAGAACATTGCCCGTAAACTGCGAATTTAGGATATATCTCTACCGCCGTGCCTTTGTTGACCTGACGATCAGAGACAATAAGAAAGTCAAGCATTGCTGCTCTTTCTCCTTTCAAATATAAAGCTTAAGAATCCATGAATTCGTCAAGATACCAGCACATCTGATACCATATTTCAGTTTTTCTCATGTCTTCGCGAGTACGACTTTTTAGTGTGAATAGACCACCATCTCCATTGCGTTTGTAGGAATGGCTTAACAGTCTGTCGATTGCTGCCTGAGCATTTTCCTCATCGAAATATCCATCTACCTCATCGGACAGATGAAGACTCTGGAGCATGGTAAAGAGCCATACCCCAGTTCTGTCTCCAATGTCGGCATCGCCCATAATGTGATCTTCACACCTACAAGCAAGTGCGACCATCATTTCAAGGACATTACAAGGTGTATCATAAAGATAGTTATAGACATCTCTATAATCGTAGTGACGAGAATTTTCTGTGAAGCGAAATCTCAAATCAATACCGTCTGCTATTCTGTTATCGTCATTACCTACATCCGAATAGAATTCCCTCGAATATAAATACTCGAAAAGCTCTCTGTAGGAACCATGGTCGGAACAGATTTCAACAGCAAGGTCTATGAGCCATTCGCGATATTCATATTCAATTCGAGAACTCATTAGCTGTCATACTCCCTAATCGGTATTCCAGTAACTTCTTCGTATGTACGGTGGTCTCTGGTTATCTCATACTCAGTCGTCAACTGGTTATTACGTACATAGAACGCCTCAGGATTGTACTTCTTAAAATCATCAATTGCCTGCTGTCCTACGGTGTCCTCCACAAGCATAATATCATCGCTCATCTCATTGGCAAGAACATCATCTGCGTAAAGGACAAGATTTACTTTCTCATAGCCGTTCATCGAGGCAAATTCACCGTCGTCAATGAACTCTATGACATCGTCATTCGGAGAAATATTCTCTTCTCCAGTCGGTTCAGATTCTCCCGCATATTTTGCTACGAGCCCCGCTTCTTCCTCCTCTGTGCGAATGGTAATTCTTTCTTTCACAACCTCAGAAATATCAGGCTTTACGCGTGCTCTCTCCGCGAGTTCTTTGTTTTTCTGGCGATATGCTCCACGCATTTTCGCGATTTCGTCTTCTGCCCAGGTCTCATATTTCTTCTTGGTAAGATACCAAGAGATGAGGGAGCCTGTCACAGCTCCCCCTATAAATATCAATGCTTTCTTATACATCTTTTATCTCCTATACCAGAGTTCAAAACTTTCGTCATCGAACTCCTCTTCCCTTCAATCAAATATGTTCTGTGCCTTGAAAAGACGATCCTTAATATAACCGTCGACATTGAAGTTAAGCAGGATTGCGTTATTCTGAGGACTCATCCTGTCCATAGCGGTTAAACCATCGGTAGCATAAATCTTATTCATACCGAAATCGACGTAGTTATCGCCTATCGGATTATTACGCTCGTAAATCCAACCAACATCCTGACCAGACGGCGTAACAGGGAACCCAAGCATCTGATAAACTTCATTAAGGAACAAATAACCACGACTCTTGAGCATATCGTCCGCGTACTTCTGGCGCAGAATCAGATTGTGGAGATTATATTCGTAATCTTTGTCCCATTCCTTGGACGACACCTCGTCAAACACACGAGCATAGTCGCCTATGAGATTGTCTTTATCGACAGCCTCAATCAGCTCGCTATTTACCTTGGGCTTACCGTTCTTATCAGTCTTCTGATTTCCCTTCTTATCCAGCACCGGAGTCTCTACAACATGAGTCTGAGTACCGAAACGATACTTTCTGTCTGCTTCTTCACCGAGATCGTCAATAACATTCTTGCGATACTTTGCGAACAGGCGTTCGGTCGTGGTGCAGGCAGCAAGACATGCAGAATATCTGTCGTCCATAATCTTCTTGGAACCGAAGATACATGCCACAGAACTCATGCAGACAAGTACCGACGGACCGTAAAGCTTGACAAGCGCGCCACCCATATTCGCATAGGCCTTGAACAGATCCTTTCTGTACTGCTTTTCTATATACTCTTTAGAACCCTCGTCATCCGGATGCTCGTTCGCGACCTCAAAAGATTCTTTTACAGTCTGAATATCTTCATTCGCCGCAGATACGGTCTCTTCAAGCTTCAGTGTAGCCTTGCAAGCCATGACACCGGCAGTAATAATACCACCGGTACCGGCAACTGCAAGAATCGTAGGACTATACTTCCAAAGCTTTATCTTCGTATACTTACCCACCTTGGTAAGTGTCTTTGTTGTTGACTTTACTAATGCGTTGAATTTCATGTCTTTTGTCCTTTCTAAAATATAAATTATTTCAACTTCCCTGAACTCAGGAATTTGTGATATATTGCGATTATCTGACCGTCGCTCATTTTAGCAACTTTTTTCTGCCAACTATCGCTGGACTTATAAGCTGCTGCAACTGCACAGCGCATTTGCTCTACGCTCATTAACGATCCTCCTTACAAAAGAATCACACGAGGCAGCTTAAGAATATAGCCGCCTCCACTTACTCGTTTGACTTCAGCTGCACCAAGCGATGTCCAACCATACTTACGATCCGTATACTCGACCGGAATATCCGCAAGCTCACAGAAGTCTGCCACGCTTACTGAGTCATACTGCTCGATGATGTTAAGCATCTGATTGAGAACTTCTTCAGCGTCCATACGGTCATCAAACACAACATCATCAAAATTAAGACCCGATTTTGTCCTCGGTGAAGAAGATGTTTCGGGTCTTGTAGATTGACTATTATATTTTGCGCCGTAATTGACTCTCATGGTGTTTGAGGATGGTTTCCGTGTCCGCTTTCCATCGTAGAGCATCATATCCAAGCCATTCATAACCAGATTATATAAAGCGTCTCGTATCTCTGGGATGAGCACGTCCATTATGAGATACGACTTGACATCTTCAATGTCTTTTTGAAAGAAAGTATCTATGGCTTTCTTCAAAACCGTTTTCTTTCGTATAGAGACATTCCCGCTTACAACACTCTCAAGCTTCTTGCCGTTAGCTTCCTCGATTGTCTGTTGAGCTTTGAGTTCATTGTAGCGGTTTGAGTTAGGTTTGTAGTTGTCCATGCATTAAACCCTTTCTTTTAGTACCCATATCCGTAACCATACTTAACAGGAGGAGTATAGTTAAGAACCAGACACGGCGTCTTTCCGTCTATAAGATCAGAACCAAATGTTACGTCGATCAACCCCTTTTCCATCGGCCACCCCAAGTCTTCTCCGAGTTTGACATTCGGAAGACCGAGCTCGTAATAAAAGTCATTAAGAGACACGAACTGATGTTGGATAAGATTGTAGTTGAGTTTGTTTACTGCCTGTTTCACGCTCTCAATATCTGTTTTAAAATATCTTCCTGAGTACGAATCAAGACAAATTGACTCGCCTTTCTTTGTATCAAACAATCTTTCCTCGGAGTACGGAGATTCCTTGATTTTCTCTTTTGCTATCTCCTCCCGTATTGTCTGCTCCTTTTTCTCGCCGATAGTCTCTATGACTTTCTCCTGATACTCATTAAGAGCTGTTTCAGAAAGCTTGTACGCAGTCATAAGAGCTGCATTACGTCGTGTTGAGATAGAGTTCGACCCAATTAGACAGCCAGCAGAGACAAAACCAAGCGCTGCCGAGGGGATATAACACTTCCACGCAGCTTTAATAATCTCTGTTTTTGTCTTTGCTTCTTTTTTCTTGATTTCATCGAGAGCTTTAGGCGTTGACTTAATAGCAAGAACCGTTGATGTAAACATTCCCGTTATTCCGACTGCTGTAAGTATCTCTGGGGTATGAAGTGAGGTGAACTTTACCGCTATTTTCCAGATTTCCTTAAGCGGGATTTTTTTAGGATTAATTTTCATAAATGTCTCCTTAAAAAAAGAAAAGAGCCCTTGTTAGGACTCTTCTTCATTTTCTGTATTCTCTTGATTGGTTTCTGCCAGCTGTTTACTTACTTCTTCCTGAATCGTTTCATACATATCGTTCCTGTTTGAAAGCTCCATGACAATAGATCCTAAAGCTCCAAGAAGGGCTCCGATAAGAATTCTTCCGATTTCACTCTTTTTAAGTTTCATTAGGCGTTACACCTCCCTTTCAATTAGAAGCTTGTAAATTCTGCGAGATGATACCTTCGGGTAGCTCATCATGATACTTTGCAACCAAAGCTTCTGCCGCAGATGCATCATAAGCGCCATAATGATAATAGTCGTCTATGGTCGGATCAAACGGCATGAAAATCGAATACCATACTGTGCCATCCGCTTCTTCATGCTTCTCGTTAATGAAATCGATCCACTCGTAGCCATAGAATTCTATTCCGGAATCCAAAGACCAGCCTAAAATTGACCCTTCTTCTGTTTGCGGCAAGCCAAGCAGTTCATAATAATCGTTCAGCATAGCATAACCTCGAAGGACAAACAGACGATTGAGATCATACTGAGCTGCTATAACATCCTCAAGCTTTGCCAAGAAATCCTGATGCGAGAAGTAATCGTAAAATATAAATTCATTCTCTTCGACATGAACCGGAGACTCCTTTATCTTATTTTTCGCTTCGGTCTCCATGAGCTGCTTGTAGCCTTCACTCCCCAACGCGCCCATAGCAGCGAGCTTGAATTTATTGAACCGTGTATTTAGGTTTGCATATGCCGTCGTAAGACCTTTTATCCTCGTTTTGCTGATTATGTTAGCCGTAACCATAGCTCCAATTGTCAAAGTAGCTGAGGCTATTGCCGGAATATAATTTATAGCAACCTCTTTCCATTCCTCTTTCTCAAATTCTGAGACCTCGGAGCCAAGTGTTTTTATGGTCTCATGAGCAGCTTTTGCCGAGAAATATCCAGTCGCGAATACGCCCAGCGCACTAACGCCTGTCAGAATTGTAGGAAGATTCTTTGAAACTGTGCGTACAATTTTGTAGAACGATCTTTGTAAATTCATGCTTTCTCCTTTCGTGGCAAAAAGAAAGAAGCCCTTGTTAGAGCTTCTTTGCTTTCCCTATTTAGCTTTCGAGTTTTTTCTTAGTAACGATAAGTTCTGTTAAAGAGTATTTGGTAGTAAATACCGACACCAAAACTGATTACGAGCGTTAGCAGAAAGTATTCCTTCCAATAACGCTTTACCCAGTTCCATGACGGAACAACAACTTCCCTATAATACTCTTTCCACATAGTTATCATTTTCATCTTGCTACTCTCCTTTTTAATATAGGTTTCATTAAGAAGAGTGTAATTCTTGCGATTCAGTCGTCCATAGCAGGACAGCCATCTTTGCAGGCCGGATAACAGTCTGAGTCGCACGCTTGACATTCCATAGGTCTATCATCCATATCCATTATATCGTCCTCGTATTCCGATTCCTGATGAATCGTCCGGGTTTCATCGCCATATGTTATAAACGCTTTATTACCGCACTCAGGGCAATACCAAAAATCAGCGCTATAGTCTTCCATTTCTTCGCCGCAAACATCGCAAATAGGGTTTCCGTTTTCAGATATCGAACTACTCATGGCATAATCCTCCTCAAGCTGATTCGTTTCTACTAATATAAACGTTAAACTGGAGATTTGTCAAATGTCGTTTCCCATTTTTCTTTCTTTAATGGTTTGATTCTGAGTGACCACATTATTTGTCGGATGGTTACAGTTGGATAAAGCCCGTTTACCGGAGCGGCTGCCAGACGATTAAAAAATTCATCAAATCCCGGATGTAAATATAACTCGTCAGTCAGCCATGGATCTATTTCGCTCCACCATGTTTTCTTGGTCTCTCGGTCATATCTCTGCTGAATGACAGCAAGTCCAACTTCACCTTTCACATACAATGTACAGTTATTGTATGCCGGATGGTCACATTTGTATGTCTGACCGTAAAGATTGAAATATAAAGTTGTTCCCTCATGATGATAGCGCATACTAAATCTCTCCGAAAAAAGATAAGGAGCCATGTTATTTTTACGACTCCTTATCGACCCTCTTTAGAGTTTTGGTTTACCGATGAAACTAAACGCTTTCGAGCGAATTGTCCCAGTCTGCTCAAAAGTCATGATTTGTCCAATCCACAAGCCATACGAAAGCAGCGTGAGAGCTGTTTTACCTATGTCTCCAATTGACCGGAATATGGTCTGCTTCGTTTCCTCTTTCTTGAGCGCTGCTTCGTACTCCAGTTTCTCACTATCTGCACCACGCTGCATCGCCTTAGAATTAGAATCCTCAGCTATCTTCTCTTCCGCAATTTTCAGATCATAAAGTTTGCAAATATCACTTACCTGCTTGCTATACGACTCATCTTTTGGATCATCAAGACTTTCTAAAGACCTCTTTATCGCGTCCTCAAGCAATTTCTTGTTTTCGTCTTCCATGATTTTTCTCCTTTCAAAAATGGGTTCATTAAAAGGGATGTAAATCTTGCGAAATACTACTGTCGCTCTATCCTTAAAACGAAATAATCATTTTTGAGGAGACTTTCAGGTTTTGCCGTCAGCTCAAAAAGTGTCGCGATCTCATCATCTGAGGTCTTTCTCACTGTTAACGTACCGTCCCTGCGGTTGCTCATGTAGACAGCATGAGACGCCCACCCAACAATAAAAGTGATTATTGCGCCTACTACGTACATAAAAATGTCTGCCATTGCCGTTTCTCCTTTTTATAAAAATAGCACGCAGATTCGTCACCCGCGTGCTTAAATTACAAAATATTTTTAACTGAAGTATGGAACAAGGTATTCGTACTCAGAATCCCAAGAATTTCTGAAATATAGACCATTATAATCCACCCGCATATAAACCATATCGCCATTGATAGGAGATATCCGGGGTTCCTTTATTGAGTCTCTGAAATTCTTGGCAAGCTTGTACGTCTCCTCATTGTATGTACTGTCTTTTGTGTATCCCTGCCATTGATTCTTTTCCGCACAGACCCCCTCGATTGTATTCGGGAACCCAGAGGTCTTCGTACGATTCACGATACACTCCATGATTGCCAACTTGCAATTATCATCGGAATTAGGAGCTACTGCGTCCACGATCGTCGCAAGCCATTTAGCGTCAGTTATAGGCTGCGTCTTTTCTTTGAGAATTTCAGGGTTCTCTCGATATACATCAACCATATTTATCATCTCGACGACAGGTTCTTCCTCCACCATCGGAGTATCATCTGCCAACGCCATTGAGTTGAGGAAGAGAAAGCTAAATATAACAGCTGCTATAATGCAAATTCTTTTCATTTCTATCTCCTTAAATGAAATAAGAGAGAAGCCTTTTAAAGACCTCTCTCTTACAATTTCTTATCTTTTTTGAGCCAGTAACCAGAAGAATCGTCTATAGGCCTTGTAAAAGGCATCTCGACTAAACGGTATCCGCATTCTTGTTTTAAGATACTGATATGTAGCTACACCAGTTACAACAAGCAAGACATATTGTCCTATCTCGCTGTCTGCTTCCTTAGCAGTGTTTTCTACAAGCTCCATTTTATCTGAAAGCTCACTGATCTTTATGGCGATAGCTTCAGTCGGATTCGCTATACCGCTATGACTCACATGCTCTTTAAGCTGGTAGTCTCTGGACTGATCGATTAAGCGCGTCCTCTCTTTTCGCCAGCTTGGATACTGTAGACAAAAGTGCACGAGTTCATAATACTTCTCTTTCTCGATAGAATAAGGATTGCGGCTGGAGATTTCTGGACGAATGTTAGTGCTCATTTGTTATCGTTCCCTTCCCATAAATATCCTGTCTCTTCGTACAGGCGTCTTGGTGATACAAAATAAGTTATTCTTCCAAGTTTTTCCTTTTGCTCAGATATATCCGTTACTAATTGTCCGCGCCTTGTTGCTGTTCCTATCGGAAGCCAGCCCCCTATTATGCCAGCCCGTACCCAATTAGGATCCTTACCATAAACCTTAGCCACAATTGAAATAGGAACCGATCCCATCGGAAATTTTACTTCGTTATTTTCAATCATATTCTGCTCCTATTTTGAACTATTTTTGCTTAATTTGTCAAAGGAAAATTCTGGTAAAAGAAAAGAGAGAACCTGCTAAGTTCTCCCCTTTCTTCTCTTTCAGTTATTTTCTTCTTCGTCTGTGACCTCAACAATTTTTGCCCGTTCTCTCTGAGCCTTGAGTTCTTCGATTTTAGCCTTACGTGCTTCTTTTCTGGTCTGCCACTTCTCCTTGATCTGAGCAACCGTCTTCTTGACAGGTTCCGCTGTAACAACGCCTGCTACATATGTTATAGCAAGCGGTGCCGCCAGAACTGCAAGAGTAGTAATACTCTCGATCACAGAAGGAGTATATTCCTCAGATTCGTCACCAATGACTATTTCGCAGTCCTCGTTCTTGACTTCTTCGAGTTCCTGATTTTCTACATTGTTAATTTCGTCCATGATTTTTTCTCCTTTCAAAAATAACTCTTTATTGAGTTCATTAAGAAACGTGCAATTTTTGCGAATAAAAAGAGAAAGAGCCTGTTAAGCCCTTTCTCCGGTGATAAACAGATGATCTTTAGTTACTATAGGTCCATACTTCTTAATATATTTTTCCATTTTTTCAAACGTTTTGAAGCCAAGCGAATTTGCCGCTCTGTCAAGCCAATATCGTTCTACGCTAAAATTGTAATTTCTACCAGCTTCATTACCCAACAGATATTCAATTTTGGCTTTAGCGTGACCATAATTAGCCCAAATCATAGCTCTTTCGTATGCATTGTAATCGTTTCTAAATGGATTTCTCATTAAAAATTTGAACATAAATGTTACACCATCCTTTCGTTAAAGAAGATGTAATTAGTGCGAATAAAAAAGAAAGGGAGTCGTAAAACTCCCTAACTTCTGAATGCTCTCACAAGAAGAACATCATTCCAAATAGCATACCTATTACAACACCTATAAATGCTGCAAGGCCAATTATTTGAAAAATAATCTTCAAACTTTTTGATATACAATCCAAAAGTCCTCGCATTTAACGACTCCCTTTCTTCACCTTATTTTTAATTGTTTCCTTTACGGCTTTTGCTTTGTAAGCAATTGTGTCCCTTAACTCTGGTATCGCCAGTACTGAACCTGCCATTGTAATGGTAGGCATGATTACCTGACCGATCCAGAGTCTCGCTTCGCGACTTCTTTCAATACTTTTATAGCTCATATAAGCAACCTCCTAAAAATCAGTTCATTAAGAAAGGTGTAAAAAATGCGAACAAAAAAGAAGGAGCACTGTAATTAGTGCCCCAACCATTTGTCCATAAGATCGCCTATGACTTCTCTTGTCGCGTCAAATGTGTTTGCTTTGTAAAGGTTACTCAGTGAAATTCCGACTTCTCTGTCACGCTGCTCAAACGCATCTATCTTCTTTTTCATCTTCGTGATAATTACAATAGACATCGTTGTCGCAACGATTCCAAGAAATGCAAGGATTCCAAGAATAACTAATACTCCGTAAATATTCATTTGTGTTTTCTCCTTTCATACTGGACCTTAATGGTTTCATTAAGGGACTTGCATTTTTTGCGAGTGTGGTGTATGATAATATTATTCATACACAAAGTTGAAAGGAGAGTTAATCTATGTTAGAAAAGTGCCCGGAATGTGAACTTCCTGTAAGCGATAAAGCTGCTACATGCCCGCACTGTGGCTATCCTTTAAAAGAGTTTTCCCAAAAATCTCCCCCGAGGAAAAAATCGGCTAAACGTAGACGCCTTCCTAATGGTTTTGGTCAAATAACAAAAATTGAAGGAAAGAACCTACGAAAGCCATATAGAGCCATGGTTACTGTCGGTAAGACATCTACTGGCCGACCTATATGCAAATTACTAAAACCTCAGTCCTATTTTGAAACTTATAACGAGGCGTACGAAGCCCTGATTGAGTTCAATAAGAATCCTTATGATCTTGACCCTTCTATTACATTAAATGCTCTGTACGAAAAATGGTCTGAGACTTATTTCGAGAAACTTAGCAGCCAAAATAGCGTCCGTAGTATTAATGCAGCATGGGCATACTGCTGGCCTTTGTATGATTTTGATGTACGTAGCCTTCGAATACGTCATCTTAAATCTATGATAGAAAACGCTTATCTAACTGGGGAAGATGGTTCAATCCGTGTAGCTTCGGACGGAACCAAATCTCGTATAAAATCTATTTTAAATCTTTTGTTCGACTACGCAGTTGAGTATGAGATCACTGATAAAAACTACGCTCGTGAATTTACATTTACAAATCAAACCGCACGTGGTGCCCGTAGCGGCGAGGGAAAGCATATTGCCTTCACAGCAAATGAGTTGGAAGAGCTTTGGAATAGCTTAAATGAAAAACGTTATTCAGACATAATACTCATTAACTGTTATACTGGCTGGCGTCCACAGGAGCTTTTGAATCTAAAACTTTCAGATGTGGATTTCGAGAACTGGACAATGACCGGAGGTTCAAAAACTGAAGCTGGTATCAATCGCACTATTCCAGTCCATCCAAAGATAAGACCTCTTGTCCTAAAGCGAAAAGAGTTTGCCGAGTCTCTTAACTGCGAGCTCTTATTTGCATCCGACTCGCCTCAGAAGCCGGGCAAGCCGATGAGTTACAAAGAATATAGAAATTGTTTCAATATGACAGTCTCTGTGTTAGGTTTAAACTCTGATCACCGACCGCACGATTGTCGTAAAACATTTGCTACTAACGCCAAGAAAGTTGGTATGGATGAGTATGCCCTTAAAAGAATAATCGGTCATGCCATAACTGACATAACCGAGAAAGTTTATACAGAACGTGATATAGAATGGCTTGAGAGCGAAATCGAAAAATTGAAATAACGTGTAGTTTTTAAGTGTATGAACTGAGGTGTACGAATATTTGGCGTTTTGCTCAAAGGTGTACGAGTCCGGTTGTACAAACATTTAGCGTCTCAGGGTATTTTTTAAGATGTACGAATATCCGGTATACAAGTAATGTAGGATTAATGTACGAACATGTCAATTTTGTCATCATTTAAGTGCATTCACATATTCCTAAAAACCGCATTTTGCTTCCATTTTGAATAACTTTTACTTAAGAAATTCTTGTGGATGTTAAATGTTCTGCAACAGAACCCCCTGTATTTTCAAGGGTCAGCACTCTGAAATGTATAAATAGTATACGAACTAATCAAGGTTTGTAAACCTTTCGTGCGTCTAATGACGAGGTATATTTTATCAAATCAGAGTGCTGATGTCAAACAGGATTACTTAGAGGGTTCTGTGTAGGTCATAGCCCGTGTACTATCGTTGATTCCTGTGGTTGTAGGATCGACGATAACACCGAGAAATGCAAGAACCACAAAGACGACGTTGATTACCTGGAGTATAACGCCCTCCGTCTCTGCCAGATCAATGTTAAAACCAAGTGCGGTCGCGACCGTCTTGATCAGGACAAAGATTGCAGGGATAACAGTCACCCAGAAAGTCTTATTCTTAAGTCTTACTACCCAGTTAAGCTTCATGTTAACACCCCCTTTCAGTCGTTTATTATAGGAAGCATATCTACCGCTTTCTTTATCTTCTTGCCTGTGCCGTTTCCATGGAGCTTTTCGTACGGCTCGTACAGGTATATGAAATTATCATAGTCAGCAGTAGAGATTTTTCCAGCAGCTATATACTCATTTCCTAATGTGTAAATTCGATCATGCAAGAGTCCGAGAAGAGCCTGTCTCTCGGTACTCTTTCGGTATTCTTTTTTATCCCAAATTTTTGATACGAACGACCAAAAACCGGTTGAAGCAAAAATAGCAAGAACAACTGTAATCACTACCTGTTGTTTTTCCATAAGCACTATACCTTCCTATCCAGCAATTTCGTCCATGTCTGAGATCCACAAACACCATCACCAACAAGGCCGTTTTCAGCCTGGAAAGCTATAATTGCAAGTCTCGTCTTCGGCCCATATTCGCCGTCATCTTTATCTGCGCCGAGATCATAATCTCTGCAAAGAAGAAGAACCTGTGCCAATTTGACGTCAGGTCCTTTCATAATCTGAGTATTTGATTTGTATTCGAGTTCTCTCGGAGGCCAATATTCTATCTGGTTATCATCCCATTTTGAATTATCTGCCTCTATGCTATCTCCGCCATTGTAACGGAGAACCGAATTCCACGGATAATTGTAATAACCTCTTATGTAGAACTCTCTACCCGTCTGATCTCCAGTTTGTCCACCCGTCGTTTTGCCATATTCATTGATGGACGCCTGTACAATCTGTCCATTACCGCAATACATAGCTGTATGGTTAACATGATTAAGCAGCACGTCTCCACGCTGCAATCCTGTTCCGGAAGAAATATCGACGGACGTGGTCACGTCCTCAAACCCGCAAGACTTAAACACGGAATACATATTCCCCGTGTATGTTGCGCCCTTAGACTTGACCGGGACGCCGGCATTCTGCCAAGCCTGTATAACCGCAGATGAGCAGTCGTAGTCAGGTCCCCAACGATTAGCCTGATCGTACCCGTGGGAATCATCCTGCGCCCATGCTTCCATCTGAGCGATGGCCTTTTCTATTATAGACATTTTCCTAATCCTCCGTTAAAAGCCCGCTATAAGCTTTATCGTCATCATCCATCGGTCGTCACCTCTGTGAAGTAATGGCCGATAAGTTCGTGCGGCAGGTACTGTAAGGTGATCTTTGTGCCAGGCTGCTCACCGGCGCGTTCGCAGAGATAAAGTTTGCCGTCCTCCGGGTCACGATAGTAGAGTCCGTACTCATACTCCATGCCGCGAGCCGCATCTATCGGATCGTCGATAGTGCCGGTCTGGCCGTTTGACACGACTGCCCACATTGCAGGAGTTTTATCAGGAGTCCAGTCTGCTTGCGTAGTATGGCCTTGGCCTTCTTTGACCTTGTAAAGACGCTCGGTAGGCTCGTAATAACGTCTATCGCCCGGCTCGACTTTTTCACCGGCAACCCAATATTTAGAAAGCTGCGGTGCTTCAAGAGCGGTCGCGTCGTCAACAGTAATCATGGCTTTTTCGATCACTGGACGTATTTTCTTTGCGCCGTTAAGATAGCTCATGACTCGTCCTCCTCGTCTTTTACGCCGAGCAGTTCAAGCGCCGCTTTCATATCTTCGATTTCTGCGGAGCTGCCGCCCTGTTTGATCTCGGCAATGCGAGTCAAACACCGTTCTGCTCTCTCTTCAATAGTCATGTCGTCACCTCCAGCGCGTTCTCAATGGCCGATAGAGCAGTTTCATACTGCCTATTTAACTGCGTAGCATAATGCGCCTGGGCTACGTATGCTTCGCTCAAGTCTTTCCACGGGGCTATCATATTCGTGAACACCTCGCCGTCCTCGCGCATCCATATCTCTCCTGCTGGGACAAAACGGTAGCTCTCTATCCACTCCTCACACTTGCCATCGAATTCATTCGTCTCTATTGCCCTGCGCCCGTCAGCTGCTGAGACGTAGCACTTGTAATCGCTGTCTATGTAGATTGTCATGCTGTGCCCTCCTCATTCAAGCCTTAAATCGTAAATTATAGTATCATTTACATAATACTGTGGTGCGAGGTAATAACTCCCAGACAAACTTGATATATCTATTGTATATGAGGTAGGAGCCGTACCGCCAGACATGATAACCTTTGCAACTACACTCGGATCATATTCTTGTGGAACTTTACTCCAAACGCCGAAATACCTTTCTTGACTACCAACAACATAACCAGAAATTTTTATGGCAGAATACTCTGTCAAATCAATTGAGGGCTTTAGATATGCCATACGGCTATAGCCATCAGCGGGGTAAGTCAAAATCTTTTTTCCGCTGCTATCTGTGCTTACGGTGACTTTGCAGCCGCCTCCTCCATCAGAATAGGCGGAGTTTAGGCCGGTTTCATTACTAAAAATTATGTAATCATATGACAACGACACACTCACGCTCTGACCATTAGCTGTGATTGACGCTGTAGTTGTCTTCGTTTTACTACTGCCATCCGTAGCTGTAACTACGACAGTATACGTCCCAGACGCACCGACCGTAGCAGTCCAAGTCTTAGCGCTGGTTCCGGAGTTCTCGTCCCATGCTATTTGCGTTCCAGAGCTATTCTTTATAACAGCCTTACTTTTGGCTGGATATGTAACTTTAATCGTCGCAGAGAAATAGGCAATGGTCAGCGCATAATCAGCTGTAATGGTGATAGTGCGGGTTGAAGTTTTGCTGCCGTTGGTCATCTTTACAGTCCAAGTGCCGGTTGCAAGACCTTTGAATGTCGCTTTTTTATCCGTTCCAAAAGTTTTAGTATACGTTTTGGTTCCGTTTGTAATCGTGCAGGTGTCTCCTGCGACACCAGTTACGACAAGAGTGGCGCCGGAGCCGCCAGACATCACACATATCATGTGACCACCTCCACATCGCCAGTCAGAAGCCACCTTGAGTTGACTGTGCCGTCGGCGTTATTATACTTCATTAGGCTCGCAGCCGAACCTTGTTCAACAAGTTTTACCGAGACATCCTTAGTAGTAGTGTTAACCTCTTTTGAGCCTTTAAGGACGAAGTTTACTTTTGAAAACTTAATGCTGAGCGGTGACGATGCGTTTATCCATGCCAAAAAGATTTCGGAGCCTACTGTGAACTCGGCTGATGCAGCATCATCAAGAGTCAGCACACAATTATTATTGTTTCCAGACGCGAACAGTTTTTTTCCGAGGTCACTTGCTTGCAGCTTTCTAGACGCACTAACATATACGTTGGGGCTAAAAAGCGCATCGTTTGCTAACTTTTTTCTAGTAACGGAACCATCTATTAAAGTCTGAGATGCGGCTTGTGATATCTTTGTCTGAAGTTCTGCAAAGAGGCAATTAAACTCGGTACTCCATTGCATAATCAAATCGTCTATGTCAAGTGTTTTTATAATGCCGGTAACGAACGGGCACGCAGATGTACCTACCGCATTTTGAATTTTCTGCTGGGTTATTGTCGTAACGTTTGGATCAACTGTTATGTATGCAAGCGGATACTGATGTACGTCATCGTTCTTTGTCAATGAAGGCTTAGCCGGGCTTGACGCCGGCGTGCCTTTTACTATTTTTATGGTATTGTTTCTTACATTCTCAAGAGTATTCACCTCAAGCACAACCGCGTCAATTCTTTTAAGAACCTGTTCGGCCGTTGGAACTGTAAGAACAATCAGTGCGTCGTTTCTAGTCCAAGTATTATTGAACCAAGCTCGTCCGGTGTCTACTGTAACACGCATACCGCTACTTGCAGAAACTTTAAAAATGTTACCGACACCTTGATAAACGCCATCATTTATAAGTCCTTCAAACAAAGTGGCTATCTGGGTGGCATCATACAAACGATCATGATTTTTTGAATTGAAAAAACCTGACGTCAAGGCCATTTAATCATCCTCCTTTTGAAGAGATAGAAACGTGGGATATACGCTCTCTCCGTTTTCATCTTGTGAAAACACGATTTCTGATACAAGTGAAGTACCGGACATTCCGAATTCATTTTGCACCTGGACACAGTCACCTAAGAAGAAATCGCGTCCGTAGATAAACATTTTGGACGCTTCAACTTCGCCCTCAAATCCCTCTTTTATAGGGTATTCAGCAAGATTTTCCTTTCCTCGCTGTATAAGAAGACTCTCATATTCGGTATCACTGAGTTCTTCTCCATCATCAGTTTTGGAAGATACGTCGCGCGCATCAGTAAAAATTTCCCGTCTGGCTAATCCACTGGCTTCTCCATACGTAACCATTTTTCGCTCAACGCCGACACCCTCTCCCCCGACGCGAGTAACATTTTTATAGTCTTTGATGCTGTGCGTGTAATCGCTATTTATAATGTTTTCGTAATTGGGAGAGAAAATAACATACGGATTAGTTTCCTGCGCATAGGAACGATCTTTTCCCTTATAGAGCCTGAACTCAAACCGTTTAAGCGCAAGATTCAGCATGACTTTGAAGCCGATGTCATATGTATTGCACAAGTCAGCCACAACATCATATAAATTATCTCCGGTATATTGCTGTTCATGGGTAAGCTTTGTTATTTCTGAATCTGTAGATTCAATAAATACAAAGTTCGGTATTATGCGCTTTTGACGTTCTGGGGATTCGCTGCCATCCGGTAAAATCACATGAGGCGGGTTAATAATGTTCTGTGTTATCAGCTTTTTTATTCCGTCCTGAAGTGAACCTGAAATTGTAGTCTGATTCCATATAATCCGCCTCATTAATATTGATTCGAGAGACCGTCCCGTAACTATAAAACGAGCCCCTTCCTCAATATCTGTCATAACCTCGTGATGTTCAATAATCATCGTGTGCTCAGACGCAGGATTATAAAGATAATAGTCGTCTTTTGCATCATTAATGAGCTGTGATGTCGGGAAAGCAAAAATCTCAAAGTCACCGTATTCTCTATAACGATCTGTCCATATGAGGGATTCAAACGTGTCAAGGACAGAAACACTATTAAAACCAGTATCTAAAATCCAAACTTCCATTTAAACCCCTTCATATATGACATCATTTTGCACACGGAATTGGAGATTTGTGACTCCTTCTTCGGCTGTATAAGCAAAAACATTATCTCCCTTTGCAAGCTGAAACCAGTCGGAATTTTTGTCAAGAGCATTGAGAATGTTAGTGTAGACACCACCTCTAAGAAGCTGTATAGACTTCTTTCCTCGAACAGTGCAGATGATTATATCGTCACCAGCAACGATGCCAGAGCCGGTTATCGTCTTGATCTTTTCGGTATCAATTTTCATCTGCTCTCTGGTTCCCGTATTATAGATTGCAATATTCTTTGCTTCGCCAACCGCATGAATGGTTATGGTTACGCCAACTTCGGCATCACCCTCATAAAGAATGTTCGCATTAGTGACCGTATTTATGGAACCGAATTCAATAAGTTTTTGAGTCAAAGAATTGTTTTCAAACGGAAACTCGAAAAGAGGTTCTTCTCCATAGAATGTTGTCGTATTAATGTTGCTGGAAGCCGAGTAAAAAAACGGGTCTGGACAAATGATTGAAATTGAGGTACTCTCATTTTCGGAGAAAATGTCGGGCTCGTTTGACTCAATATATCCAGTCGTCACACAAATGCGATTATCAGTTACGAAATGGAGATTTACCGGCTTTTTAATCGGAAAGAATTTATAAGACAACTGCCTAACTGATTCAATATCAGTGCCAACAAAAACCAGGTCAAACACTATATTTCGAGTGTTCAACCTGGCAGAATTGTATATCGACCCGTCATTGGTCGATACCTCAGTCGTGTTTATTGTCGCCTTACACGGGCCAAGCCCCCGAATTTCTCTTACAATAAAACCAGAACTTTCCGGATTTTCAAGGTCTAAGGTGATCCGTTCACCCAAATAATTTGTGATAATTATTGAGTTTATCATGCTTTTGATCTCACCAAACCTTTCATTGCGGCAAACTGATTGTTAGTCTGTCTGTAAATTTCAACTCGGTTAAGAGCCTTCGGAGAATAGTTATACTGATTGAAAACCATAGAATTGGAAGCGTTATTAACTGTGCTACCATTTTGATTTCCTGCGCCATTCTCCATCTCTGCTTTGTTAGCGACAATTGCTCTTAGATTCTTGAACCCCGGATCAACTCCGCTCATGTCAAGAACAGGACGTATAACCGGATTCCACTCTTCATCGTTTACTCCAAAATCAGACATTGCATCGTAAATCTCGCTCATATCAAGAACAGGAGTAATTCTTGCCGGGGTCAAATCGTTTGCACTATCAAGCGCAGCAGAAAAAGTCTTAATCGTCCGATCGGCGAGAGATTCAACGCTACTGTAAGCAAGAGGTGCGTTTTCATCAATACCAAGCGCAAGCCCTTCAACAATGCCGGAGCCAGACTTATAAGTCACTTTTGACGGCGAGTTAATTTGAAGCGAATTATTGATAATATTGGAACATTGTTGTGCAAGTTCCTCGGCTGCTGCATAGGCAAGCCACGCATTGTCATTAATTCCCTGTACAATGCCCTGAACTATATAAGCACCAGTAACAGTGGTGTCCACAGACTGCCCACCATCGTTAGCTTCATTAGTGAGAGTTACACCGCTCTGTCTAACAGAGTAGAGATTGGTACTGGAGACCATTGAGGTGGTGACAGAATCACTGAAATTATTGCCGAGTGTTTCTCCAGCTGAAGACATGTCAAGACCTTCGACAGCTGTATTTAGCTGCTCGATTAACCCATTGTCAATCGTTTCAATATTTATCCCGTTAACCACACCATCAGAAAGACTCTGTGCTGCTTCAGAGCCAATAGTAGACATGGACTCAGGCGCAAGGGTGGATCGAATAGCTTCTTTTGCACTCTCAAGTCCCTCTGACATTTTCTCGCCAACACCAGGAATCAGTGAAACTACTTCCTGTAAGCCCGTGATAAATAACTCCAAAATAGCACTCAGAAGGTTTCTAACAGCTGCAAATATCTGTTCTGAATTATCTCGGATACCGTTAGCCACGCCATTAACAAAAGCGATAGCTAAGGTAATACCTGCCTGTATCAAAGCCCCAAGCGATGCTGCTATACCGTTTATAAGATTAATCACTAACTGCACACCTGCAGTAATAATGTCTCCGATATTTGCGTTTAATCCAGCGAGCAGAGAAACAATCATCTCTAAGCCAATAGTAACTATAGCAGGAATTATTGTCCTAATTGACATGAGGAAAGACATAATAAGAGCTATACCTGCAGCAGCTAATGTAGGTGCTCCGGTTGCGATAGCAGACGCAAATGCAGTTATTCCTTGAGCTAAAGCTGTCGCTACTGTCGGTATCATTTCTACAATCCCAGTAAGGATGGCAGTTATCCCCTCGACGATCAAGCCGCCACCAGCAGCGAAAGCAGCGGCCAGCGCAGTTATACCGGCAGCTAATACCATTACGCCTGCACCGGTGGCTAATATACCAACACCCATAAGTGCAAGAGCACCCGAGAGTATGAGAATAGTCGGAGCTAAAGGTTTAAGAAGTAAACCTGCAACACCAAGAATTGCGAACGCCCCAGCAATAGCTAAGAGACCAACACATATCTGAGAGAGTGACATATTACCAAGAAGTAGCAACGACGGTGTTAATAATAACAACGCGGATGCTGCTAATATCATAGCTCCCACGCCATTCTTAGCCTTACCAAACAGCGCCATAGCACCGGCGAGAATTAGAAGTCCTGCACCCATGGCCAGTAATCCTTTTCCGATCTGCTCAATCCCCATTTTACCCATGGAACCAAGAGCCACTGCAAGGATATTCATCGCTGCCCCAATTAAAATAAGCGACGCCCCAAGCGATACCATATTACCAGAGCCGAACTTGTTTATAACTGCCGAGAAACTTGCAATTGCTAATAAGATTCCTCCTATTGCAAATATGCCATCTAACGCTTGGGTAGAGTCCATCGTCCCCAATTTTGACACAGCAGAGGCGAAAATATTCATGGCCGCAGCTATGGCTATTAACGCGACACCTGTTCTAACGCCGATCTTTGACACGTCGGCAATCTTCGTGAAACCAGCAATTGCAGCCAATGTTACAGCTACACCAAGTAATCCTTTTACAAGTTGGCTGAAGTCGAGTTTACTCATGCTTGAAACTGCGCTTGCCAGTATAACAATGGCGGTAGCAAGTCCAATGAATCCAAGAGCAGATATTTTCAAGCCTTTCGCAGAGGAGCTTAAATAAGATGCGGTTTTCGATATGATAAGAGCTATACCTGCAAGACCTACCAGTCCTGTTAAAAGTCCATTCCAATCTAATTGAGATAATTTGGCGACTGCAGAAGCTAAAATGAGTATCGCTACGGATAACGGTATGAGTGACACTGTCAGCTTTGCTAAACCTTTAAAATCGCCAGCAGCCATCATGGTACCTAACGCGGACACCATTTTTACAAGACCGACCATTGAACCAGCAAGCGCCCCGAGAGCAACCGCTAACCGCTCAGGCTTAACCATAGACAGGACAAGTAAAGATGCAGCCAATATTCCAACGGCCGCAGCTATATTAATAAGAGTTTTGGATTTTATTTCTGTCTGGAAACTTTTCAGAGTTTCTTTCAAAATTCCTAAAACTCCCTCCTCGCTGACAACATCACCAAGAGAATCAAATGATTCTTTGATTTTGTCGACGAACCCAGTCAGATTTATTACCAGTGCTGCAAAAGCTCCGGTTGTTATGTTTTTCAGGAGATTGTCGAAACTGAATCCGTTAAAAGCATTTGAAACCCCGGATCCTAATCCCGAGAAAACCTGATTTAAAAACGAACCTGCTGACGCTAAAGCACCGCTTATATTAAAACCAGAAAACATTCCCGAAAAATCAGGTAACTTTGGTTTCTCAAGAGTTTGGAAGAAGGCCTTTACCGCCTCTGATGCGTTTATAAACTTGTCGACGAGAAAGTCTACACCTTTTTCGATTCCTACGAATATATCTACCTTTGAGGAAATTTTCGATAGTTCAGTAAGCTTATCTCCAAAACTGGCTAACCCGTTCAAAGCAAGATCACCAAGATATGAACCAAGTTTGGTCAACGGTGATAAAGATTTTACGAATGAGCCTGCTATATTTCCAGCTTTTTTAAATACATTTAAAACCCCTGAAAATGCACGCTTAAGCTTTCCTGCTTCTTCATCTCCCATTTTGAAAGTTTCGGAGATCTCTGCAAAAGACTTTGTGATCTCGACTAAACGTTCGGGAGTAAGACTCGGAAAAACTTCTCTGAATGTTTCTTTGAGTAATTCCCCTCGTTCAACGATCGCGCCTAAAGAATTATATAAACCCTTTATGAAATCGTCATGGCCGCCGAGGTCACTCCATGCTTGAAGTAGCTCGTTGCGAGCTTCGCCACCAGAAGCAAATATGTCATATAAGCCATTAGCTAAGTCGGTCCAAAGCTTTTTTGCCTGCTCATAATCGCCGAAAATCAACTCAAACGTGTTCATCCACTGAGTGCTAACAGCATCTTTCACAGATTCCAAAGCTTCACCGAAAGTCTTGGCTTCCTGCGCGGCCTTAAACGCACGAATGCCAAATTCTAAGCTACTGTCACTTAGACCATCGAATATTTCTTTAAGTTCCGATACATCTACGCCTGTTTCTTTAGATAATTTATTGAGGTCTAATATACCTTCTTTATAATCATCTACATAATCCAGAATCTTGGACGTAGTCAGACCTGTCTTTTCGTATGCTTCATTAAGCTTAGTTGTAGCTGCACCATACTGGTCAAGCGTGTCGAGCAAAACGTCACTTGTGAACCATGCGTCAGACAACGCTGAGTTGAAATTTTCGACGCTTACAACATTCCCGTCGAGCGTTTTATATGTGCCGTCAGCTTCAGCGGATAATGTTCCCATCGCCACTGCGGTTTCTATGGCAGTCTGTTTGAATTCGGCAGTTGCCATATTCGCGTTTTCGATGGATTTCCAGTCTATCAATTTCACAGCGCCAGTCGATATGGCCTGCGAAAGATTATACATTGCTCGGCTTGCTTCATTGGTATTAGCGCCTGATATAGCTGCCCATGTAGCGATGCCCTGCATTGCGGTAACTGAGCGATCTAATGGAATATTATTTGATGTAAACTTTCCTATATTTGACACCATGTCAAGAAAGTTGTAGGAAGTTTCATCAGTAAACCAGTTAAGTTTTTCTAATTGGCTATTAACATATTCCATCTGTTTAGCGGTATCTCCGCCAAACTCTTTTCTTGTAGCAGCCATTATGGTCTGGACAGCGGAAGTTTTCTGAGCATATTTATCCCAACCAGCAGTAATATTATCGACTGTTAAAGACTTAAGGAGCTTCTCCCCCGCGTCGACTGCTTTATTGGTGAGATTAGTTAACGCTGTAACACCGACAATACCAAGGTTAGATAACCGATTAGTCACAACATCTGCGGCCTTTATGAGCGAACTAAAATTTGTCTTTTCAGCGGCAGCCTCAACATCTTCAAACGATTTCTTGCCGTTCTTTAACTCAAGTGCTTTGTCAAGCTCTTTTATTGTTTTTGTGGATTTAGCGGCTTTACGTTCAAAAGAATCGTTCTCGAAGTCCATCCGAACAACTCTTTCATCGATTGATTTGCTCATGCGCTTGTCACCTCTTTCCACAATGCGTCTGCAATTTCATCAAAAACTGGCTGTATAGCCGGGTTTATGTAGTCACGCCCTTCAACATAACCGCCTGTCCCGGTGCCATGGCCGAATTGTAAAATGACGGCTATGTTCACGCCCTCGTTAATATTAGTGTTTGTCCAATGTATTTCAGCCGACCCTTTAGATACTTCTATCTCATATCCCCAAGAATCGGCGGTTTTTCCAGAATCAGCAGGGGTAGCGGCAGATAAAGCGTCTACGCCCTTTTGGGCATATTTCTTAAGCGACTGTTCTATTTTCCAGTCAGATAAGAATTTCAGGAATTTGTAAGTATTCTTAAAGCTTCCTTTAGAACTGAACTTAACCTGCACGCTACCCCCTCCTTTTACCCTTTTGAGCCTAATTTTGCTCGTCTGGCAGCATTTAATTGCCTGTTATGTGCATATATATCTTTTTTGCTCATCTTATTATTTCCACTATTGTTCTTAATGTCACAAATCCGTATGAGCGTGAAAAGACGATTTATATGCCATTTTTCGGCTTCAAAGGGAATCTGAGCTGTTATCATCCAGTAATAAATCAACTCAGAAGTAATTCTTTCTCGTCCAGGTTTCTGTTTCTGGAACTGAGAAAACGTTGTCGCGGTCATCGGAGAAGATATATACTTCTCTATTTTAGAAAACTCTTTCGATCCCAATCGATAATAGGCATCGAAAGGTACATTTTTAGTTATTGTCATGCAACGAATGTAGTCTATGAATTCTTCATTCGTCTTTTGAGCTTTATCAAAAAATGGTTTTTGCCATTTGGACTCCCATTTTGAAATCGCCAGCAATGAATGTTCTAAACTCAGATTTATAGCTTCGTAATACGAAAAGAAACCCGTATCCGAATCAAATTCTTCTCTCGCTGGAATTGTAATGTTAAGCACTTGGCATTACACCGTTCATAAATGCAGCCGATGCTTTGTCATCCGTAGCCAATTCCATAAAGAGATTGACATACGCCTCCGTCTCGGAGAACTCTCTTGTAAGCTCTTTGTCTTTCATAAAGCGTCTACCGTCATTCGACTTAACGCCATAGGACTTGAGAACTATCTCTTTGAAATACTGAATTATCCGCGGACCATCTTTTTCTGCTACAGCCTTTTCCATCATCTTCTTAAGACCACCTTTGACTGAGTATTCCAGCTCAGCCAGCTCGGCCTTTGAAATGTTGAAGTAAAAATCTTCAGTTCTTTCATTACCGTCATAATCGGTGTAAGTTATAGTTTTTTTAAGCATTATTATTTTCTCCTTTCAAATAAAAAAGAGGGAGCATCTATTAAGACACTCCCTCAAAAATCTGTTTATTACGCAGCAGTCATCAGAGTAATAACCTCTGCGGGCAGAGGCAGTCTCGGATCAGCAGCGCCAGTATTTTCGTCGCCAGTGCCATCCTTGCCGTAAAGAATCGTTTCAAGCGCAGCAAGTTTCTGTGCATCGGCCTTAGTAGAGTCGATCTCAATGTGCGCAACAGGCTTGTAACCTGCAACTGCAACAGGAGATGTCTCGAACTCCCAAGAGAGCGTGATAGCCTCGGGAGAATCGTTTATAGTCTGGTTCTGCTTCTCGGAAGGAGATGCAGTAGCACCATAAACAAGATGAAGCTTATAGCCATGATCATCAAAGTCTTCGTCGTTACCAATCTTAGTGCGATAGCACAGACCAAAGACCTTACGGGTCTGCTGGCCAAACTTAACACCCTTTACAGGTTCTACCGAACCATCACATTCGGCAAATTCGTCAGGATAAGTATAAGCCTCGATAGTACCGCCAAACTCTTCGACAGAACGAAGAGTAACATACTTAATGTTATCTGCATAAAGAGCGGTAGCCTCGGCCCCAGACGGAGACTCGGTAACTGCTGTAAGACCATTCCATGCTACGCCGGCACCAGGAGCACCAGACTCATACTTATAGAGTACGGCATGGTCTACGCCGGTTTCATAAAGTCTTTCACCGGTCTTGTCCCATACAATTTTAGACATAAGGTTGTCCTCCTATTTAAAAGTAGATTGTGAAAACCCAGTGATTCAAATTGTCTTTCTTATAAAACCTTTCGAAGTCACAATATGACAAAGCCCGGACGGCATCTGGAATGACGCTGTCCGGGTTCTTATCAATTACTGTCAACATATATCGTTTTCGCAAGAAGTAAAGACTGTTATTTGCGTGCAGACCTTTATCAGCATCAAGCGAATAAACGATACATGGATATGACATTTTAACTGTCTCGGGAGGCTGAAAATAGGCTTTTGAAACGCCTTTGATGTCCTCAAGTAAAGCTTGTAATTTCAGGCGTCGGTCCATTGTATATCTCCCCTACAGTTAAAATTAAGCGCGGATATGCGACCTCGACATTTGTGATAGTCCATCGCACTCCGCCCATAGTCAGGTATTTCATATACCCGAAGTTATTCATGGCAAAAGAATCTGAAACTATACTTATCTTGTGATTAAGTCGCAGGTTATCGTTCAGACCTTCGCCGACTTCGGAGGGCTTAATGTGATTGCTAAGAATATCTCCGTAATAATTTCGCTCCTCGATGTATTCACTGAAGACACCAGGTACTGATTCTTCAGTCCGCAGATAACCTACTTTTCCAAAATATTTTGCCATTTTGAATTATCAGGTCTTAGCCGCCCACTCAGTAAGCTCCACAGCAGAAGCTCCCATGCCAACAGTCTTCACCTTGCCGCCTGCCATTGAAATGGCCACGAGGTAATTCGTGCCATCGAAGACAAGAAGTCTACCCTTCTTGAAAGCGTCCTCAAGCTCAGCCTTAGTCACCTGCGTGGTATAGGAAGACTCAAGATAAAGCTTCTTATCCGCAGTCTTGGCGTAAAGCACATAAGTTGCTACATGAACATCCTTGGCCTGATCCCATATTCTTTCCATAGTTGTTATCCTCCTACGTGATTTGTGTTCTTATCAGGAAGCCGCTTCGAACTCAAGAACCATAGCGCTGTAAGGCTTGGTCAGAGCGCCGGAGCAGCGAGTCTCGATGAGGTACTTCATCTGGTTATAGTCAATGTCAAAGTCTTCGAACATGTTGACAGAGCCGCCCTTATCAGCGCCGATGTTGTAGTCCTGAAGATTGACAATGATGCCGGCGAGGGTGCGGGTCTTGGCGTCAACTGTACGAGTAAGGCCTTCCATAACAGGAACGGTGACGATCTCGCTGACACGCAGCTTCTTGCAGAGCTTTTCCTCAGTATCATAAATATCGCGACCAGTGGTATCAGTGAGGAGCAGCATATCGCTCAGCATATCCTCAGTGGTATAAAGGACCGGCTTACCGGAACCACGGAAGTTCTTGCGACTCTTAATGGCCGCACGAATAAAGTTCGTTGCCTTCTTGTTATCGTCGTCACCAGTTGCGACAGTAATAGGCACCTTGATTGAATAGAGATCAGCATCGGTCCAAATAGGACGGATGTTAACTTCATTGATCTTATCGTCGTCAGAAGCACTGCGGCCATCACCAACCAGCGCAGCACGTGCGATCTCTTCATCGAGCATACCGCGCATTTCACCCTTAACAAGTGCTACCGTATCAAGATCGGTAATGTCGAGCACATCATCGCGATCAAGCTTCTGCTTCTTGTAAACAGTGGTAGGAGTAGTGCTACGCTTCAGAAGAGTGAAGACCTCTTCCTTCTTCATGTTGCCCTTAATGTAGCCCTTTGCACGAGCCTCATCTTCAGTGATGTTTGCATGAACACTCTTGATACGAGAAAACGGACTGCGGTGAACTCTGGACATAACGTCACGAACCCACGAATCTTCACGCTTAATGAAGTCGATAGTATTGTTGACATTCCTTGCTTCCGGGAACAGGTAATCAATATTCTTGATACCATAGTCGCCATCGGCATGAGCCATATAAGTAACTTCCTTAAGGCCGTGTGCTACAAAGGAGTCCTTCAAGCTACCATATCTCTTAGCGTCATCGAACGCTGCTTTGACGTCGGCATGGCAAAGAACATTCTCCTGCTGCTCGCCGTTCTGCTGCTCAAATACGTTGTGTTTCATAACGGAATCTTCCTCCTTGTTATCTTCGTTTTCGTCGCCCTTGTTTTCAGAAATGGCTTCCGCTATAAGGGCATAAACAACATTTTTCTGTTTTTCGCTGAGGGTCTCAAAAACATCAGCTACTGTCTCGTCATCGTCTGACTTTTCAGGATCATCTGTCTTATCGTCAGCATGCTCAACAGTCTCCTCAGTTTCTTCAACCTCATCTTCTAACTCACCGGAAGAGTGACAAATGCTCTCGCCGGTGTAAATGATTGCTTCCTCGTCAGATTCCTCACCATGAACCATAACGGAGTCAATAAGTGCCGCAGGATTCGCGCCAGCAAGCACAAGACTGACTTCTTTTATGTCACCGTGAAGAACGTCTCCGCCACGCTGCTGGAGTTTATTAGCCCAAATAGAAAGGGCTTTTATATCTCCATGAGCAAGCAGCGTTGCCGCCTCTTTTGCTTTAGGATTGCTATTAAACGAACCATAGGCATAAATGCCGTCAGCTACATTTTTCAAAAGAGCGTGCCCAAGAACATTAGAGGGGTCTGTATGATCATGATTCCAAATAAGCGGAACTACTTTCCCGTCATTGTCCCTAAACGCGTCTCTTCGAATAGTGCGTCCATCACTGCAAAGGAGATCATTTTTGGTTGCCCATCCTGAGAAATCGTATTTGAATCCCATTTTGATTTTTTCTCCTTATAAACAAAAATCACCCTGCGGATTTCTCCGAGGGCGTCAATTCTTCTTTATTCTGAGATGTATTCGCGACGTCTTGTCCTTCACCGGCATTAAGATTCTTATTGCGAAGTTCATCCGCCTTAGGATCATCAACCGGCTTTCGTCCAATTACTTGGCGTATCTCATTAGAAGACAATATTTCATTTCGAGTAAACTTATCCGCTATGTCTGCAATAGCCGAAACAGGAATCAGCTTAAACGGATCTCTGAAGAATACAATTGACGCATGTTCTGAACGAGCTCTTTCGGTGAGGAACTTTCGTCGCATTTCTTCGACAATAGCAGAAATAATCGGCTCTATTGAACGCGAGTAATAATTCTGCATTGTTTTCTCATCGGCAGTGCCGTTCATTATCTCCTGAGTAATTCCCAACTGGCTATAGACCATATTGGTAAGATACTCTATCTGAGACATGAGATTGTTTTCTACAGGTCTATTAAGCTGTATAATTCTCTCTGTTCCGTCAGCATATGCTATGCCATACTTAGAGTTATTGAGCTGTTCTTCGATCTCCTGACGACGCTTATTAGCCTCAGCACGGCGTGCTTCTGTCTTGATCACATAAGGTAGCTGAATAATCATATCAAGTCTGCCGGATGTGCTCTGCTCATCAGCAGCATCGAGGAGACTAAGCTTTCGTTTAAGTCTCTGAACAACGGAGTTCGGCTCATTCATTACAGCATAAAGAGGATTCTCGATAATAGCGACTTTAGCTTTCGGCAGAGTAATATCTTCAGTGCAACCGCGCCAATCGTTGTACACTCTGACTCTTACGTAATCGGGATACCACTGAATTATCTTGCCGACACGCATAGAATAAACATCATAAGCGTCTGGATCACGACGATCTGTGGTCGTATCGATTGGCACGACTGCCACACATCCTTCATCGAACATCGACATGACAACATCCTGTCTGAATGCTCTGGCAGTCTGGTCTTTATTCGCAGATAACGTCAAACACGTATTCAAGCCCGATGACATGGGTGACACATATCTATCGTTTTCGTCCAGCTTTGCATGAATAATCTCAATAGCGGAGCAGTCCATCGCCATTTTGTTGTAGATTGCTGTAATTATAGTCTTTTCATTTCCGCTCATCACTCTAAGTCTATCAGGGCGGTAAGAATAACTCATTCCCAAATCTTTATAGTTGGGAGGATCTCGATTCATAAAGGCATTCCAGGCAGATTTAAGCCTGTTACCGAAAGTCTCTGCCATTTAAATTTACCTCTTGTCGAATTTATTTGTCTGTGCTATGATGAGTACGAAGAACGCCTCTTAAGAGAGAAAGGAGGAGAAAATTTACGGTTAAAACACTTGTGCTTACCTCAGCTAACCTTGACACTTTAATCAAAGCAAGCACCTGGTGCTTTTGCATAATAATATGCGTCTGTATATTAGCAGACCGTGAAGCCGATATATCATACGCGGACGAGAAGCAATCTTTCTCGTGCCATTTATCGGCTCCTTCGAAAACGAATTAGATACTCTCCGAACGAAGAAATTGTCACCAGCAGTTTCTTCGTTTACTTTCTCCCTTAAGAGACGTTCTTTAATACCTTTTACTCAAAGGCGTCTATGTTTGCTTTGAAAGCTACATAGGCGTCCATCATAGCTGAAACGTTGTCGATCTTATGCTCGTAACGCTTCTTATAAAGTTTGCGATTGCCATTTGTATCTTCAAGTGTTATACAGTTGCCCATTGTGAAGCTCATAAGTTCCTCATCAAATAGCAAAAGCCGCTCCTCTGAAAGCTTTTTAAGCTCTCCCAAAGGAACGGTTTCAGTCTTTGCACCCTGTATAACCTTTTCAATCCCAAATGTGCCGTTATCTCTTTCCCATAACTCCACAAATGTCTTTGCATTATATGGGTCATATCCGAGACACCGGACATCGTATTGGGCGTCGACTATATGTCGGTCAAGATCGTCATAAACATCTTCTATCTTAAGTACTGTGCCCTCAAGAACAATAAGACTGCCTTCGGCTATGAACTCATCATACTTGACTCGCATGGCGGCCGGGAGTCTCATTAATGTTAAAGATGTAATGTAGCTTATCGTTTTTATACCGAAAGCACCATCGGATAATGGAAATAGAAATGTAAAAGCACAAAAGTCATCACCCTGCGAAAGGTCGGCTCCCAATGCACAAGGCATATTCCAATAATCACGTTTCTTATGCGGCAATGTCTCTTCATAAGAGAAGTAATAGGTATAGCCTTCCATTGGAATGCCAAAACGTTTTGCAAGAATGTCGTTTCGCGCTGCGGGAGCATTTTCTGCTCTCTCAACGTCTCGCTGATATGATTCATACGAAACGGTTTTACCAAGATTTGGATTCGCTTTGATCCACATTGCCGGATCAGCAACTTCATCTATGCTGTCAAGCTTATAGTAGAAGATGGAAATGTGGTCAGGATTATGCTCGACTTCACCTCGAAGGATCTTCATCAGTTCCATTTTGATTGTATCGCCCGCGCCATTACGGACAGTACCTTCGGAACTGGTAGCGATTATAAGATAGTCATTGAGCTTCGACGCACCTTGTTCAATCGCGCCTATTGGGTCCTCCCTCGTGTCCCCTGAGAGCCATTCATCGACTGTGCTGACTTTCGGTCTAAGCCCCTGAAGCTTGTTAATGCTCATTGGTCTTATCTCCAAAAGAGAACCAGTCAAGAAATCTTCAATGCCCTTTTTGGTAGACGCAAGTTTGACTCTGGCTGCTTTTGAACCAGTCGTGTTTTGTAGAGAACCTTCTGTCAAGAACTTAAACAGAGGCCCTCTGGATCTGATTATTGCGGTCTGGATAGGAGAGATAACTTCATTCGCCTGTTTCATCGTAGGCGCGGTAGTTATTTGGTGTGTTGTGTGACTGTCAACAACCAGAAAATAGCTTTGTATGCAAGAAGCATACATGGATTTGGCTGCGCCTCTCGCAACTATGAGATACTGTTTATTTGTAAGGCGCTTCTTTACTACTTTACGAACAAGTCGACCCGGATGACCATTCTCGCCAGGTTCATAGACAGATCGTTCAACGAAATAATACCAGCAGAGAAGTTGTTCGGCCCATAGTTTGAAACTATCAAGAAGCTTCAAATCTTCGCCATCGGTCAAGGTCAACTCATTTTCGCAGAATTCAATGAATCCGCGCATTATGGTGTCGTCGTAGTAATAATCGGGATTTGCAATAAGCGCATCGATGCGATTCATTTCCATCGATATCTCTTTGCAGACAGGAATCTCCCCTCGTAATACCGCGTCTCTAAATTCGCCATAATACTTGGGAGTCGCAGTATTCGAGAGTGACATTATTGCTCCTTTTAGCCTTGAATTATTTTGATGTTATGGTATACTTAAGTAAAAGAATATTACCGGAGGAACAAGTATGAGTAATAATTGCACGCAGTTGTCAGCCGAGACTCTAACCTGTGAAATAACTCCAATAGATTCTTCTGTGGCTCTTGATTTTGGAAACAAAGCCAGATTTAAGAAACTTGCGCCTACATCAGAACAAGCTGCCCAATTGTCAAACCTAGCTCAGCAAATTCCGTTAGTTGTGGCCGGTAATTCGATTGCCGATACATATATGCTTGTCTTTCCTAAAGGAATAGACGGGACATTAATGTCGCTTAAGCAAGGCGGAATGAGCACGGTACTTATCGGAGGCGATGGCAAAATTGCTGGTACAGCGTCATTAGTAGAAGCCTCCAATATGACAGCACTATTTAATGCTTTTTCAGCTATGTCGATAATAACAGGCCAGTATTTTCTTTCCAAAATAACAAGTGATCTGAAAATGATCTCACTTAATTTGGACAAGATTCTTGAATTTCTCTATGGTGATAAAAGAGCTGAGCTACTGTCGGAATTGAACTTTGTAAAGTACGCTTGCAAGAATTACAGTTCAATTATGTCTGTCGACGTTCAACGGATTGCCACAATCTCCAGCTTGCAGAGAGCCAGAACAATCGCAATGCGAGATATAGAATTCTATATCACTAATCTCGGCTCAAAGAAGAATGAGCAGGCAAAGGACTATTCTGACTTTGAAGATTTGAGCGTAGAAGCTATAAAAATCAAAGACAGTTTAGATTTAGCAATGCAGTTGTATGCGTTAGCGTCTATAATGGAAGTGTACTTTTCGCAAAACTGGGACTCAGACTATCTTGAGTACATAAAGCAAGATGTTTCTTATTTTTGCACTAAATGTCGTGAGCAAATCATCGCTTCGTTTAACGGGCTTGAAGCTCGGAACAGGAATTTCAAACAGAATATAATTGCTAAATTTGATTCTACTCCGTTAGCTGAACGCTTTAATTCTATACTTAACCAGATCAACAGTGAAGAGAAAGCTCCTCTCGCAACTGTAGTATCTTCAGCGTTAGACCAACCTAAGCAACAGGTTAAATTATACTTAAATTCCGCTGGTGAAGTATATCAGGAGATCAATTAGTTCTTCAAAACCTTGCCAACTATTATAGGGGCAACTATGGATGTGATTATCGGCATAGTTACAGACATAATGTCGCTCACAGTTTCTTTGCGGCGATTGTATACGTAATTTGCTCCTGACTCTCTGTCAGCTTTTGAAAGATCACGATACTGCCGTTCGAGATTCATTCTATTAACTGCTTTGCGAAGTTCATCATCAGACAGTCTTTTCGCTTTACGTGCGGTTTCTGAATCAGCAGCTCTCTCATATTTCTTCTGAATATTATTAGCCGCTTCAGATACACCCTGCATGGCTTTGTCTACCCTATCATACACAGAGGAACTCTGAGAACCTTTCTCAATTCCTCTGTTCTTTTTATACTGGGCTTCAAGCGCATCACGTTTATTTGCTTTCATCAGGTCATCATCTGACATGTCCTTCATCTTTTTAGTAGAGTCAGAATTCTTACTCGACTTAACACTATTCGCAACAGCACTTGTTACATTCGAAGCCTGTTTAGCTGCTTTTGCAAAATTTGCACTACGACGTTTTGCGTCTGAAACTCCAGACGAAGAGTCTGAATCTCCACTGTACCTCTTCTTCCCCGCGGAGGTAAGAGAGCCATCTTTGTTCTGATATCTACGGACGCCCCACTTCATACCTAAGACACCGTAATGAATTAAAACATCATCCATGAGATTTCACCTTCTTTCATTCACTCAGTTTTCGCATTGTCTCAACCTGACAATTTAGTCGCCATTCATATTCAGCGATTGACTTGTTAATTGCGTCTGCAAGTGTAGCGCTTGTCGGCGGGTCAAACTCCATACGAACTTTCTTCGCTATGTACGCTCTACAAGCTCGAAGATCTTTATGACCTTCCTCGAAATCGTCCCATGTAGTTTCTTCATCTGTGATACTAAAGACTTCTTTGGGGCCAACGCCGAGTTGGTTAAGAGTCATAAAAATTCCGTTGATGTACGTTATAACATCAAGATCAAAAATTTCATAGTTCTTATCAATACCAGCAAGTTTCTTTGAGGAAATTAGAATACTGTTTGTTTCTGTAGCATCCATTTTTTGATTCACCTCTTCCATGGACATGTATCATTTGGTGCGCGCGGAACAAACGGTTTTGGAAGCAAATCAATGTTACTGTAATGGATCGCGTTATGTGTAAGTTCACTCACACAAATTAAATACTCTGGGTTCCAAGCGAACTCAGAGCGGCTAACAATATCATCTACAGTAATCGGATTGATGTGATGGATTATTATCCTTCCAAGTATTTCGTGATCTTCAACCCCAAGATCGCAACCATTGTCTCTAATAATGATTTCTCTTCGAAGTCTCTTGTACTCAGAAGAATTATAGAATTTCTGATTCAGCCATCTGTCAAATCCAAACGTGTCCTGCCCTACAACACCGTCGAGTTTGAGATACTCAAAGCGTTTTTCAAAAGTTGGAAGTAAAGTCAGTTCAGAGTAACACTTAATATTCCTCTTCATACTCTTCCTCACCTTGGTAACGCTTGAATGCTTCTGTGGCATTTGCATACAATTCTTCAATTCTTGCAAGCGCCTGAAGATTTTCTATCTTAGCATCTTTCAAAGCAAGTTCCTTTTCTAAAACTTCTTTTTCTAACCTTGCTCTCATAGATCCAAGTTTTATGATTGTTGTAACTTCCTGAGAAGACGCAGTACCGTCAAGAAGTCTCTGTTCAATCAAGTCAACAGCTAACGACATCAACTGCTGTTCTCTTGCTTCGGGATTTGTAGCTGGTCGTATTTTTGCAGCTGACTTCATTTCCGTTTTCTTTTTTGGAGCCGTATCTTCTCACCTCTTTCATATCAGACTCTATGTAAAATATGCATCATTTAAAGAGACGTAGGGATGATGTATTCTTGAAAGGAAGGAGGTTATAAGATGAGATGAAACCTGTTACCAGCTTGAAAGGAGAAAGCAGCCCTTAGAAAAGCATGAAGAGAGTGCGCAGTTTAAATATGCGCTGC